TAAAATCCCTCCCTCTATGTATCCAATAGACTAAATATGTAATATTTTATCATATTTAAATGAATAAGGAAGATTAATGTTTTCTTAAAAAAAACGAAAAAAATACCCTCCTCAATTAAGAGAAGGGTAGGGGGTTTATCTCGGTGAATCATAATCCATTGCTTGTTCACTATCAGAAATACCTTGAGTTGTTGGGTCAACAATGATACCCATTGCAGATAAAAAAGTTAGAAGCGCATTAAATTTCTCTGTTAAATCGTCACCAAATACAGTCAAGTTGTATCCAAAAGCAGAGGCAATTGCTTGTACGAATAACAGCGTTGCAGAGAAAATTGCGACAAGAAATGTTTTCTTTTTCAGTCTTACTTTCCAGTTGATTTTAGTCATTTAATCGTCTCCTGTTAATTTTATTTAAGACCAAAATGTATGAGCAACCATGCACCGACAATAGTTGCAATCACACTTGGTAACACCTTGAATACAAGGTCTTTAGTAAACTGTGAGGGATCAATTTTACGAGTAGAATCAGAGCGTTCTAATATTTCAACTCGATTGTCCAGTTTTTCATACGATTTACTTAAATTTTTTAAACTGTTACTCATTTCGTTAAGAGTACTGAACTGTTCTCTTGATTGTGCTTGAGAGTCTTTGTTAATTTCGACTTGTTGCTCAACAAGTGTAGCTATACGACCAATAACATTTGTTCTTTCTTCAAGAGAGTCAATCTTGTTATCAGTGTGTTTTGCTTTTTCTTCTAGTGCGCTTAATCTTGAAATGGTGCTTTGCTCAAAGTTATCCATTTGTCACCAACCTTTAATGAATATAGAAAGGTGACATTACATCACCTCCTAAAATTAAGAGGATAGTCACTGATACATTAGATCAACAAATATCCTCCGAGATAATTGAATATAATTAGATTTTTGAACCGAATTGTCCTGAGATGTATGCACGTTTACCGTTATAAATAACTTCCCAGTAACCTTTTGAATTGTTTTTACCTTTAACTGAACCAGAAATTGAAATAGTGCTTCCAAGCTTGACTGTGCCAATATTTTTAGAACTATTTCGATCAGGTTTGTCCATTACGATTGCTGCGCTTGATACACCGACAATTTTAATTTTCCCCACGGATTTAATAGATGATGTACTTGATGTAGTTGATGTTGTTTTTGGGGCAGGAGAAGAGGTTTTCACTGATCCTGTAACATCGACATATTTGTCAGAAGCAGTGATGTAATATGTAGCACCTTTAGAGTTCTTAACTTTGTATTGATAGGCAGATCCAACTTTAACTTTCTCAACAACTGTAGGAAATCCAATGTCTTTATTTACTGTGCCGACAACATCTTTATCTTCCCATGATGGTTTTGAGTAGAAACGAAGACCGTCAACTTTTGATTTAAGGGAACCACTTGCTGCTGATGAAGAGGAAGGAGAGGAGGTTGTTGGTTTAGTTGGAGAAGCTTTTGAAACAGATTTACCTGACATTTTTGCCTTTACTCGATTTTTAAAGTCTACAAATTTTTGGCTGTTAGATACCCAAGGTGCAGGACAATTCTTGTGAGTAATATCATAATGACGAACAATGTCATCAATAGGATCTAAACCAAACTTTTTGCATAATTCAACGAACACATCCTCAGTTCTTTCAACTGTATCTGAATGGAATGAACCGTCTTTCTCAAGGCACATTTCAACTCCAATAGATAAAAAGTTAGCGTTAGGTTTCAGTGCAGCTACTCCTCGATAAGGATTTCCGGCACTATCTCTTTGCTGAATATCATTTGCATGGTAAGCTACTTCATTTAACGGAATAATACAAATTGCTTCGGTTTTATCAACGAAAATGTGAGCTGATGCATAAACTTGCGCATTGCTGAAGTATCTTCGGTGATTGTCTGCGCCGGCACCCGGATTGGCTGTATAGTGTAGGACGCATTTTTTCACACCATTTAACTTTAAACCAGGTCGAGTATACTTGTTTACTGGAATGTAATTGTTTGTATAAGCTGACAAATAACATCTCTCCTATAAATTAAATTTGAGCACAAAAAAGAGAGAAGGGGACTAAACCCAATCTCTCTTTATCTCACGCATGCTCTTGTTATCTCTGTCTTTCAAGTATGTATTTTGAATAAAATCTATATTTTATTTAAAAAAACTATTTTTCACTTTGTTGGAATTTCAGGTAATTCAGCAACGTACTCGTAGGAACCATCAGGTCTTTGCGAAATTATGGGGGTTGTGCGCATAAGAGGTCTCAGATCTATATCTTTTTTATCACCTGTGCTATAGACTTGGTAATATCGTTGACATTCTAAATACTCTTCTGCTAATGATTTTGCAACGAACGGAGTCCCAAAATGTCCTTTTTCTAATTTCACTAAATATATTTCCACCCAATCATTTGGTGACAAACTGTCTCGACTTGTGCTGTTTAGGGTATCGATATCTATATGAACCTCTAAATAATCTTCTTCTAGAAAAAGATAATTAGTGACATCTGGAAAATTGAAATTCAAAACAAAAAAGGAAAATTCAGGAGTTAGATTGCAAACTCTTGCTGCTAAATTGTCATGACTTCCATTATGTTGTAGATCGATATGCATTCTAATTCGATGGTTTGCTTTATTGGTTCTAGCCCATAAAGCAAGTGTATATTCATTTTCACCTTTAAATTGAGAAGGGTTTTCAATTCTCTGTATTAAATCAGTCCTTTCCATTGAGCTATTATTAGTCAATTTGGTAATTCGCAGACCGTATTTATTAGAAAATGGCGCACTCATAGGTTTTGTTACTCTTTCTGTTCGATTTATTCCATTTTCATTTGTTCCCACTGCGTTAACGAGCCATCTATCAGCTGTAAATACACCGTCATCTGAAAACGAGGTTCCTCTTTGCCATACATCAAAAGCACCATTTGTAATAAAGTTTCTGTTAGGAAAATGTAGCGCAGCCTTATCGAATACTATATCAGCTATATTAGGACGAGGCCTTGGCTCTGTTTCTAGAAGGTATCCATCTTGAACCCCTGAAAGTGTAACATATATAGTTTCTTTTCCATTTTGCTCTACTGCTATTTGCATTAAAGCAGGGACGGCGTATCCATTCCAATTAACCATACATACACCTTCATTTTCAAATTTATAACCATCCCTATTAAATTTGAAGTCCAATTCAATTAGGTCAGCAAAAGATTCTTTTGAAAACGAGTAGGATTTTTCAATGCTCCCATCTAAGTTAAGGACTGTGATAGAAGGATAGTCTTTTCCCTGACCTAGTACAATTTTATTGTCGTGAAAAGTCAAGCCCTGCACTTTTTCGAACATTATTTCTTTGTTATTTATTTGAACTTCTTGCAATAAATTAGGAGTACCATTTACTATGCTTTGGAAATCGTACAAATAAATTTTATTTAGATTTTCATTATCCGAATTACCTGAAATAAAATATTTATTCTCTAAATCATTGCCTATTTTGTAGGAACCTAGTACGTCCATAACTCGCTCGATCTTTCCATTAGTATAATTAAATATCGAAAGTTGGTCTTCAAATACCTGCCTTACCAAAAAGCATAGATCACCATAATCGTTTTTAAACCAGGGGATTCCCTCGTTATATGTATTTGAAGTGATAGAGAATTCCTTTGAATCGATTAATTGAGTGGTAGAAAGTTTATATCTTGTAATAATTCCTTTATTTCCTGAGTTTTCTTGTCTAATTATGTATAATTCATCATCTTTCTGATTAATTGATATACCTTGAGGAAAAGGCTTTGTTGAATCCCTGGCAGGGACTGAGAATATGATTTTCTGATAGTTTAAATAGTCTTCGAATTTTCTACTTCTTTTCAAAAATTCATCGTTCTTGTAGGTGTTTAATTTATTTATTAAATCATTTGTGGACAAAAATTTTTCCTCAATATCATCTGCAGTGAATCTGACTTTGTTTGATCTTATCCCTGCTGCATCTATAGGTACCCATTGTTCTTTTTCTTCATCGTAATATCCCATTGTATTTATCGGAATTAAGTTATCGCTCAAAAATGTTCCTCCTTATCCTTTCCTTATCCAAACCATGCTGCCATCAGGTGCATCTTTTGAAGGTTTCACTCTTTTTTTGCTAGGTGGACTATTTGTCCTAAGCCATACTGTTCGCATATTGTAAGGTTCAACATAGCTAGAAACAACGTTACAACCATCGAATTGGTCTGAAATGCTAATATTAATCCAGTCAAAACCATCCCAGCGATATTCAATACCGGTATCTCGAACAGTAACAACCCACCCAATTTGAGGATTTGGGTAAGTATCCATTAAATCTTGATATGTATAAACCATCGGCAAATATATTTTTCTAGTGTTCTCAACTACATACTCGTAATCAGAAGTTGCTTGTCTACACCAGTTTGTTATTTCGATGCATCGTTTTGTTACTCGTTCACATTCAGCATTTCGCTCATTCATCCGAATTATTGTGTCTTCAGCATCATCGATAAGTCCTTGTAGAGTCTCAATAACCATATTGCCTTGGCGTTTAATCCAAATTCGAGAGGCAGGGAAGAAGGAAGCTCCTTCACCACTATAATTAAAGGTTAGCGATTTCCCTTCATTTGAAGCATTAAAAAAGACAACTCCCATAAGGTAATCAACCTTAAAATAGTTGTCGTCAAGTTCTCCATCTTCAATCTCTCGCCATTCCTTGTTGTCCCCAGTAACTTCAACACGAAATTCTCTGTTCGGAATCTCAGTTAGGAGTGCTCTTCCATTAAATATTGTTAATGTTTCATTGTAAGTTAGGTACGGGTCTTCAACTGAACCTATTCTCTTTTTACTTAGTATCGGGTCATTGTATAATTCAGCAAAATCCGCCAGTTTAATCACCTCCGTTAATTTTGTTGATAAGCTTCCCAGATATATTTAACGTTTAATTTATTGCCCCTAAAATTGCTATCTGCTCCTGTAATAAACATGAAGTTGCCTAAAGCGCCGTAACCTGTATCTCCGCCTTTTAAGGATAATCCGGTTGAAGTTACCTGATAGGTATAACCGCCCAAAGTGCTTTCAATAACAAGTTGACTGTCCTCGGTTGAAATTGGAGCTATTTTTACCAAATCGGGAGTAAAGGTGAGTGGGATTGCTTTACTTGGAGTACCGTCACCTATATAAGAACCCTTTGCAAACTTTGGGGGAGTGAGGATATCTTCAACTAATACATAATCAGATGCTGCCCGTCCACCTAACATCTCTGCATTACCATCTATTGAACCACTAATTATCCCTGACTCATTTCGAACGGGGATTGAGTTTGGGGAAGTTGATGTAGAAGCAGGAAAACCATTCAAGGAGTCTGCTGATCCTGCAGATGAGACAATCCATTCCTCTCCGTTAAACAGTTCCTGTTTATTAGTCTTTGGGTCAATCCAAATTGTCCCTGTTTCTGGATCTTCTGGCTTAGCTTCCGTGGAGATTGTATAGAGACCATTAACTTTTCCACTAAGGCTTCCTTTTACTTCAATAGAAGGAGAAGGAAGGTAGGGGTTTTCAGAAGGATGACTTGATTTAACTATATCCGAAAGAAGAATTTGATTACTATCAATATCTGCATCTACTCTTCGATATGCTTGAACACCAATCGTATAGTACATATTTGAAGGCAAGCCGGTAAAAGTAGCTGTGCGCCTGTCATATTTAACATTTTGTAAATTTTCACTGGCTTGCACAGAGCCAAATGTGTACTCCTCATTGTCATCACTACCATGTAAGTAAACCTCAAATCCATCAATGTTGTATTTGTCCTCATCGGAATCAACATAGTACCACTGAATGGTAATATCAACTGAACCGTTATCATTTACCTTGTGGGTAATTGCAGTGCCATCAGAAGCAATGGCAGGAGGGGCCGGCTGTACTGAGATTCTGTCATTTCGGATATTGAAGTTTTCAGTGACTTTGTCCCATTCAATCTTTCTTTTGTTTAATTCAGTACTTATTTTGTTTGTTCTGTAAACAGTCTTAATGATTTTCTCAAAATCAGATTGAACTCTTTTTCCATTTGTAACTGTGACACTAATATTTGATTGTTCAAAATCAATTGTTATTGCTGAAAGTATGGCTTTAATATCGGTATTTAAATCATTCTGTTGAACTCGTACTATGTCTCCTAAACTGAACCTATCCCAGTTATGTTTTTCACTAATACAGTTAAAAAAGTTAACAATATCGAGTGTTACATTCACTGGTGGTGTATTACGACTTTCAAGTTCTTCGTTGGCATCATCATAAAGTTCATTCTCATCATAGATGCTGTCATTTGACCACTCAGTTGTCGAAATGAAACGTGAGAGCAGTTTTTGCTGATTTTCACTAAAATTGTTCTCAAAAGAAAGCTTTTCTTTAAGCTTAGAAATTGAAGCAGATATTTGAGAAATTGTTGATTCAATCGTAGCAATTTGGTTTTTCTTTTCTGCAACTGCTTTCTGCTTTACGGCAAGTTGAGCTTTTAGTTGACTTGTGTCATCTCCAGCTTTCTTCGCAACTTCAATTCGATCTAATAACTTTTGGACTTCTAGATCAAGTGTGTAAAGCTCATTATTCAATTCGGTTAAACCAGTTTCAGCTTCGTTCTTTTGGGTGAGAAGCTTATTAAACGCATTTCCTTCGCTATTAACAAGATCATTATAATCAAGAATTGCATGACAAAGTTCATCTGGCATATAGGCACTGTGGGAAATTACATTTCGTTGTTCGTCACGTTGAAAGGGGAAGAGGAAATAAGAGAAATCATCTATGTACGATTGGCCAGTCGGGTTCACTGAATTAATACTTATGCCATCTTTTCCAGTAGCATACAGTCTTGTTACCAATTCGTCTGCATCATCAGAATCGTCCATGCTAATCATATATTGCCGAGGGTTCAGTTTAAGGCCTTTGTATTTCGAAATGTCTGATTCTTTATAAAAGCTTACAGTTTCATTTACTGTATCAAAGACTGGGACTGCATCGAACTTCTCGCAGATTGAATATAAAAAATCAAGCTTGTTAGTTGATGATACGTCAAACTGTCTCCGTTTTATGTTAAAGAGAGTATCAATGTATCCAACCGTCCAACTGGTATTCTTTAAACAGTCTGTAACTACTTCCTGGAGATTTTTAGATGTTTCCTCATATTTAAGAACGTTTATTCTACTCAATTCATGTTGAAGAGATCTACACTCAACTTGTACAGTATCCATTTCACTGCTGAAAGACTTGGTTCTTTTTGTGATAATAAACCAGATCGCAAGCCCATAAAACTCAGTTTTAATTAGGTACCAGGGTTTTAGTAAATCTACAACATGATTCCTTTTAATGACCCCATCATAGGTGGCCTTAAGCGGAATAGAGAAGGAGAGTTCGTGAACGCTGCTTCCATGATTTAAAGTTACAGTTGGATTCAGAACTTCATCAATGTTGGCTATTTTAGTCTTATCTGGCTTAGCAAGGGATAAGCGTATGTTTTTTATCTCTGTATCCTTGCGAATAGTTATCAATTTTTCACCTTCTTACCGATACTTAAATCTGAAAGTGAGTCTCAGTTTGCATTTTCCAGTCACTTTTAATCGGTTTTTTCCGTAATCCAATCTAATATAATTGTCATTGAAATCATCATATCTTTCATTCCCATATAAAGTCGACTCGATTATTTCTTTATCACCATTCACTTTAACAATTTCTCTGTCTTTTAGATTGCTGAATATAAAGGGTTCAGTATAATCACTCAGGTTCTCGATTTTTACATCGCCGTCGCCAATTTTAAGAATTTCAACAGTAGGGTAAATCGCAACATCGCCTTTGTTATGGAGTTCAATGGTTTTCATTCCTGATGATATATCAAAGGAATGAGTACTTGTGTTTCGACTATATGCATAAGGGGAGTTGCATTTCATTGTCAAACGAACATATCCATGTCTAGCCGCATTATGGACTAGATCACTGGTATCTACGGGCATTGCATAATACACAATGTCTAAATTTTCGCTGAACGCTAAAGGCTTGTAATCATCGACATCTAGCCAGCGCTTAATTGCTCTTATTTTTTTCTCATCATAATTTTCACCAACATAAAAGTTTAAAGGGAATTGTTTTGATTCTCTTTTGACACCTTCAGTGTATGGCTCTGATCTTCCTTTTACATAGGTTTCATTAACTGATCGTGAACCTAGAAAAGATTCCTCAACTAACCCAGACTCTGTATTAACGTTTTCCACACCGTAGTCGATCGACTTTACGTTATCAAACATGAAATATTGGCTTTGCCTAATCAATTTTTCACCCCCAATATAAATAGAGCCGGCAATCTTAGCCGACTCATGTGATGTTGAAATTTAGTCCAGTATTTTTAAGACCATTTACAAATTGTTTATACATTAAATTTGCAGTTTCTTGTGGATTTCCCGATTCATTAATGGTCTCAACAATTTTGTCTATTTGGATATTGTATGTAGGTGAACTATCCCTTGAAGAAGGGGATACAGTAGGTTTCGATAAGTTCTTAAGAGTTGGAATTAAGCCTTTACTTAAATTTGTTTGACCAGCAACTGCAGCGTTCATTGTTGGTGTGACAAGGGCGATACTCTTACTTAAAACATCTGAAATTTTACCAGGTTGACCCCATTTAGAGGCAGTCTTTACTGAGTTATCAGTAGACGTTTGACGAACTTGCTTTACAGCTTCTAGCATGTTTTCAGTATCTGTCTTATTTAAAATAAGTTCCTTGTCATGTAAGAATGCAAGCTTTCCTGCTCCAAGTCCTGTGCCTGTATATCCACCAGAAGCAAATGATGACACCTTTTTACCTGTTGTATTTCCAGTTGTAACGGTATTTAATGCACTGGCAGCGTCCTTAAGCTTATCAATCAAGTTATTGGAAATACTTTTCCCAATCGACTTCATATTCTCGTTAATGAACTTGGTGAATTCATTAAGCTGTTTAGCGATATCAGTGATTTTACCATCCATAAGCTTATCTTCAAGCTTTTTGAATGCTCGTTCATCATTTACCAGGTCATCGTACTTGTTGTTAATTGATTCTTCATCTTTATCAAGCTGATCTTGAAGGGCTTCTTTCCGTTTTGTGTTGCTACGATCTTTTATATACTCATCCAAAGCTTCCTGTTGTTCTTGAAGTTGTTTCTCTAGGTCTTTGACTTGCGATTTAGCCTCAGAGGAGTCGTCCATGGAAAGTTTACTGATCTTATCTTTTGTTTCCTGTATTGCTTGGTTTTTCTCCTTCAATTCCTTTTGATATTTAGCTTCTTCGTCTTCTTTGTCGATCTCATCAATCTTATCTTGTGTCGCTTTCTGATGGGCTTCTAACTCAATATCCCGCATTTTTTCGTACATCTCTTTGTAGATGGATACAACTTCATCAGCCAATGATTTATAGATATCCTTGATCGACTTCTTGGTGTTATAAAGCTCAAGGTTAAAATCTTTCTGTTTATCTTTCCAGTTTTCGATTTCTTCAGTGATCTGTTCCTGGATGTCAGGGAAACCTTTCGCAGCTTTCTTTTGCTCTTCAAGCTGTTTGATATATTTTTTGGCTTCCTTTTGTTGTTGCTGAATGAGCTTTATCTGCTTGCTATAGTACTTAACCTTGTCCTCATCTTCTTCAGTCATTGAAATTTTATTATCAACATCTTTAATTTTCCCTTGGGTTTTAGAAGATGACTTTTCAATTGACTTAAGCGTCTCATCAACTTTAGATTGGACAAGTTGCTTCTGTAGCTCACGAACCTGATCTTGAACAGAAATTAAATCTAGCTTGGCTTGTTTAAGCTCTTCTTGAAGCTGGGCACGTTGAGCGGAGTTTAATGCTTTATTTGTTTTTATTTCTTTTTGAATCCAATTAACTTTTTGTTGTTGGATTTTAGCTTGTTCTGCAACAGCTTTTTTCTGATCAGAGGTGTATTTGCGGAATTCCTTGCTGTCAGAAGTGTATCGGTTAGCCATTGATTCATCTTTAGCTATCCGAACATCAAAATCCCCAATTCTTTTATCAAACTCATCGAGTTTGGATTGAACTAGTTCATACTGAAGTTCTTGAATCTGATCATTGACTGAATCTATATCTCCTTGAAGGGAGAGAAGATCAGATTTAGCCTGGGCTATCCCTTGTTGCCGTTCTGCCTCAGCTTGTGACGCATCTGAAATAGATGTTCCAATACCTTGCATGTACTTTTCAGGATCGATTGTTTTTCCATTTTGTTCGATCTGTAAATGAAGGTGGTTCCCAGTCGAGTTCCCTGTGCTACCAACTTTACCAATAGTTTGACCGGCTTTAACTGATTGACCTGTTTTAACAGAAGGAGTGTTAAGCATGTGCATGTACTTGGCAACTGTTCCATCATCCTGTTTAATAACAACCCAGTTACCTGCAGTTTTACTGTAGCCAGCAATTTGGACTTTACCACTTTGAAGAGATTTAATTGCTGTACCTGCTTTTGCAGCAAAATCAGTTCCTTTGTGTGGGGAGGAGCGGAGACCGGATTCCTGCTGTCCATATTTGGAGCTTACCCTAAAAGCGCTATTATTTGTATAATAGCTGGCGATTGAAGAAGTGGCAGAGGAGAGGGATTTGCTGTAGTTGGACATGATCTTCTTGACGTAATTCTGTGTTTCTTTAAAAGGAGGGATACCACCATATTTAATTACGTTACCAGGCCCAGCATTATATGCAGCCAATGCTTTTTCAACATTACCGCCAAACTTTTCAAGCTGTTGGGCGAGGTACTTTGTTCCACCCATAACATTTTGATAAGGATCGTAAGCGTTATTTACTCCTAAGCTTTTCGCTGTTGCTGGCATCAGTTGCATTAATCCCATGGCACCTACACCAGATCGTGCTTTAGCATTAAACCCTGATTCTTGCTGAATTACAGCTGCAATAAGGGCAGGATCAACATTGTATTTACTAGCTGCTGAATTAATGTAGCTTGAATACTTTCCTGAATATGATCCACCAGTTGAGGAGAGGGTTCCGCCAGAAGAAGTTGTAGAGGTTACAATACCGTATTGAGTAATGTTACCGGATTTAATTTGATCTTTAAGCAGCTTAGCTTGTTCCTGCATAAGCTTTTTCTTTTGCTGAAGTGCTTTAATTTCTTTCTTAATTGCATCTCGATATTTCTGAGAGTATTTTGGATAATCATTGACCTGCTTGTTGTACTTGTCAATCTCAGCATTAACTTTTTCTAATGCTTCCTTGTATTTATCAACAACATACATGGAAGTTTTTACTTCTTCAGAAGCTTTTTCTGCAGATGAAGACATATCTTCCATTGATGTACCAGTCTCTGATAGAGAAGAGGAGGCTAAATCAGCTAATTTATCAAGTTCATCAAGTTGATCAGTAATGTCAGTAACTTGATTTAAATCTTCTTGGGTTTTAGGAAGGTATTGAATTGCTCCGCCATTACCTTTTTTCATTTCCTCAAGAATTTTCTGCTTTTTGTTTTTCAAGATCTGATTTCAAATTATAAGCATCTTGAACAGTTTTGATCGCTTTAACTTCAGATTTATACATATTAATCTTCTTGTTTAAAGCATTAGCTTGATTTATTAGATCCTGCTTAACAGACTGCTGCATGTCACTGTACGCTTTTAGCTTGGCGTCACGTAGCTTAACAACTGCATCTCTGTTGATTTTCACAACACCATTTTCAACTGAAATTGCATCAGCAAGATCATGTTCTTTCTGAATAAGCTTCATGGCTTCTGTTGCAGATATGCTTTTACCTTCAGACATTTTTTCAAGGAGGTTGTTTAAAGGGGAGATGCTGTCAGACATAGTGTCATAAGCTTCATTTTGAATAGCAGATATAGCAGCATCATTTTGCTTCGATTCAACTAATTCATCGATGATTCCTTTAATTGCTTCAAAATCACCTTTAGCTTCTTTGAGCTTGTCAGATAAATTCCCGACTTGCTCACCTAATGCATCTACACCTTCACCATTTTCATCCCATGTTACTTTTGCACTCTTTGCAGAGCTGTTAGTTGAGTCAATAGCATCCTTTAAATCTCCATAAGAAAGCACAAGCCCATTATTTTTGTCTTTGCCGCTCATAGCTTGATTTATAAGCTGTTCAAGCCCTTGTGAAGCTCTTGAAAAGTTATCTTTGTTCCCTGATTGTAGAGCCTTTTGTATATCGTCCATGTATTTTGCTACATTAATGGAAAATGACTCAAGATCTTCAGGGTTCATTTTGCTGAAGTCAATCTTGTTAAATGCATCATTAATTTGTTTAGAGAGGTTTGGATTGATCTTTACTGAATTGAAAGCATCAACAGTTTGGAGCACTTGCTCACGGATTTTTGACTGTGAGCTAGCTAGTTTCTGTGAAGTATTCACAGCTTCTTGCTCAGCTTTAATTCCTTTATTTTTAATTGAACTGTCATCTGCAAAGGGATACTCGAAGTATGACCAAAAATCTTTACCTTTGGAGAAGGTGTCACTCATCTTTTTATATTGATCAATTTCTCCCTGAAGACTCTTAATTTCTTTCAAACTATCAGAAAAAGTGTCTTTTGCACCTGTTTGAATATCTTTCTTTTTAAGATCGGCTAGTTCTTGTGTATATTTGATGGCATCTTGTAGGGCATCATTATTTTTAATAATTGCTTGCCCTTGTGAATCGTATCCTGCAACTAAATTTGGGAAAGTCTGAGCTAGTTGTTGTGTTACTTGAAGGTATTCTTGTTCTTTTTCAGAACTTAAAGTACCTGATTCTTTTGCTTTTTGAAGTTCTTTATATTGAGCAATTAACTTATCAGTCGAGTCTTTGTTTGTTGTTATAGCCTCAACGCTTGTATTCTGACTAGCTTCAAATTCTTCTCTGGCTTGTTTAGCTTCAGAATACATTGAAATGACTTTTTCCAAAGCAAATCCAATTGCTGCAAATGCTAATCCTACACAGTGGAGGCAAGCATCCCTTTCCAGGCAACTGAAAAGGCTCTTGTGGCAATAGTAGCTCTAGACATTCCAGCCTCTAACCCAATTGCAGCTCGTTGTGTCTCAGTTAGCGAGCCCGCTCCAAATACCATTGCAGTCTGAAGGAGTCTCATATTCTTATTAAAGGCAACTAATGCAAAGTTGGCTGTCATAAAAGCTGTTGGAAGGAACCCGATACCTTTGACCACAGAACTAATAGCTCCCAGAAGATCACCTAAAGCTGATGTAGTAGCGATAAGTCCATCTGAAATAAATGCATCACCTGCAGCAATAGCAAGCTCTGTGAACTTGTTTTGAAGTTTATTTAACCTTGCTTGGAGACTGTCAGCATACTTTTCTTGCTCACTCCATGCACTGCCCGCAGAATTAGCAGCAGTTGTAGCTGCATTTTGAGCAATAGAGAAGTTATTCATCATTGCATTAAAACGAGACAATTGATAAATGCCCGCAACGCCTATTGATGTATTTTGTTTCTGAGCATCACTTAACGTATCCCATTTGTTTGCAACCTCACCAATGAGTTCACTTGCAGATTTAGCTTCGCCCCCAGCTGTTTTAACTGAGATACCAATCTGTTCTAACGCTTTAATTGAACTTTGATTATTCCCAATCCGTGCGAAAATTGTCTTTAAAGAGTTACCGACGATATTCCCTGATTCACGTGTTGTACTAGCAATTGCGGTTGTGTAACCGATTAAATCATTTAATTCCACACCAAAAGTTGATGCAGTTGAACCGGCTTTTCTAATACTATTAGCCAAATCCATTGTACTAACGGCATAGTTGTTATCAACTTCATTTAACTTATCTGCAATTGATATTGAATCATTGGCTGCAATATTAAAGTTGAGCATTGCTGCCGTAAGAGTATTAACTGTATCATCGGGAGTTAAATCGGAGACATTTTGAAGAACTTGAGCAGTTTTCGTTAACGTGGAGAGTTCACTTTCATCGAAGCCCATTCTCCCAAAATCGCCTGTCATTTGGAGAATATCTGTGATTTTATTTGAAAGTGTATCACCTAAGTCAATAGATTCTTGGAGAAGTTCATTATATTTATAGTCAGGCTCATTCATAACACGGCGAATATTTGTCATGAGAGTATCAATTTCAACTGCCTGGGATACCATTTCTTTAAGTCCAGAGATAGCTCCATAGAATAAGGAACCGGAGATTAAATAGGTGGACATGCTTTTGAAGGTTTGGGTTAGTTCTGCTCCATAAGAAGAGGCTTGGTTAGCAGCTGCTTGAGCGCTGGAGGCTAATTCTCTAAATTGCATATTCAAGCTTTGAATTTGTGATCTGACATTATTGCTTCCAGTGCTTACATTAAGACTATTTACTGCATTCAAATAATCTTGAACAGCTTGTCTATTACTAGAGCCCATTGAACTGCCATACCGTGTATTTAGGTTTTGGACATTCACTTGTGCCTGTCGCTGATACAATTCAATAGTTTTCTTTAATTCGTTGTTCTTAGCAACTGCCGCAGATTTATCATCTAACATCCTTATCCTATTTTGCAGTGCTTCAATTTGTTGAGCGGATTGAGCTGTGTTTATTTTTCGGCCAAGAGATGAGATGGTCGTATCAGTAACAATACCTTGCTGTCTAAGCTTCTCTAGATCTTGCTTAAGCTGCTCAATTGCTCTCCTTTGTTGATCATAATTAGTTGTAGTTTTTGAAGAGGTCGAATTAGTTTTAGGATCAGTTGTATAAACAATATCATCGAACCCTTGACGATTTTTCTGTACAATCTTTGTTGGTTGTCCTTGCAGATTTCTCTGCACAGTCTTTTTTTGAACCTGTCCTAGTTTCTCAGTGGCCTGTGTAAGCTTGTTAACCTCTTGAGTTTCTTGCTTTAGAGCAGTATTGCGATTATTGATTATTTTCGTTTCGCGTTGAAGTATTTCACCATTCTTCTTATATTGCTGGGTGAGTTTTTCAACCGATCCGTCAGCATTCTTAATTACTGTTGAGGTTTCTCTAACTGTTTGATTATAGGATTTTAGGTTTTTCTGATATGCATCGACAGCAGAGGAGAATTCTTGCAGAGCTTTTAAGGTTGTAGAATCAATATTCGTATTGAGCTTGAGGGAGTTGAGTTTCTTTTCCAGAGATTTAATTTGCTGATTTAACTGTTCGACAGTCTTTGAGGAGGTATCAGCTTTGGGTGTGAGTATGATCTTTAAATCTTGACTCAAATATAGGTCACTTCCTTTCGAATAGGGGAGAGTGATTTTTAAGGCATATAAAAAAAGCCACTCATTATTGAGCGACTTTGTTTGCTTTCCGTATTGCAATCTCCATAATCCCTTGCCATATTTCAGCATTTGATAAAGCATCTTTAACTTTTGGATCGTCCTGTTTAAACCCTTTAACATTCTCTAGGCCAAATTCATCTTTACTCGGCAGGAAATCAAATCTGTAAATAGGGGAGGAGAAATCATCGAGCTTTAATTTCAAATCAATTTTTTTGAAATACTTTGTTTCTGTCTTATTGGAAGTCAGCCCGCCAACTAAAGCTCCAATACTGCCTGCGGCTAATCCACCTACAACAGCGCCTGTTATTTGACTTCCTTTGGACACTTTTGTAATTGTACTATCATCAATTGAAACCTCGGCTTCAATGATTTTTTCAAAGGGGATAATTGTTTCTTCAAGTGTTCCATATTGATTGAATTTGTGAATCATAAATTTATCTTCCGGTTCAATCAATGTAAGCTTTGCATTTTTATCTGGATTAATAATCGACTTGCAATTAGAAGGGAAGTTCCCAACCATCTCAATCTCGTTTGCCCTTTTTTTATCTATTTCTTTTTGCTTGTCCGATGCTAAAACCCCAATAATAATGAAAGAGCCGACAACTAAAATTAGAATGATAGCCCATATCATCCAACCACCACCAGTATTATTTTCCTACATTATATCATGATTTCCAGCAGGTTAGAACATTACCGGGGAAGAAGGGAGATGAAAATAGAATTTGTCGAAATATGCAGTTAATTCCTTTGATTCTTTTAAATTACATGTTATAATACAAACACAAGTTCTTTTTAAGGGAGTGTAAAAGGTATTGCAAAACGGTAAAACGCCATTTTATCTTATTTTGGCGAATTTAGTTGCATTGATAATTTTCTTGTATATTCATTACACTGCATTTTCCATAAATTCAGTTCCTGATTTTATGGATCAACTATCTCAAGATTCCTCGTTTTTCTTACCACCCTTATTAGCATTCGTGTTGGCATTTGGACTTACTTGCTTTAACGTTTATTACTTTTTTAAACAAGGAATTAGAGTGATTCAATATGGAGAGCTGAGAGACTGTATTTTTTATTTTGGAACTGTCTTAATTGGAATGATTATAATTCCAACAATATTAAATCTTTTTTTAGGGAAATTTGTAGGGATTATTGGAGGAATTTTATTATTTGTAGCTATCGGTTACATATTCTTTTCAAACAACAATAGTAAAGGAAGGTAATAAGAAAACCCCACATCACAGTGGGGTTTTCTAAGTTCAGTCTGAAGAGGGAGCAAAAGCAACTTAAGCAACATATAGCTTTATTAAGTCTCTCAATTCTCTATTCGTTATGTTTTCTTTGTCCTTTTTTGAATAAATTGTTAAAAGATATATTTCTTTATCATCTTTGACCACATAATATATTAGTCGAAAACCATTGGATTTTCCAACATTAGCGCTAGTATTTGCAACTCGGACTTTATAGTTGTGTTCTTCATCTGGTAATCCCAGTCCATTAATTTCATCACCTAAGAAGTTGCCATTAGCGAGTTCATAGATAATCGGATCGATGTCGTCGTAAATTTTTCTGTATTTCTTTTTGTTGATATAAAATCTTAGTCTTTTCTTAAATTCTTGTGTTGGGATTACATCATAGTCCAATTATAATCGACCCTCATCCATATCTTTTTTCATCTGCGCTCTAATTTCTTTATAGCTGCGCTTTTTTGTTTTTCCTTCGCGCATAAGTTTCATTTCTTTAAGTGATTGCTCTAAAGATTCAGAAGGACTACAATGATTAAATACTGTGGCGTTCATGTCCTCATTCTCCTTTTTTCTATTCACAATAAACCACCTCTAACACCATATTAATTGTGAATAGGTTTTGTGTATACAAAAATTTTATACCAAAATAATACAAAATTCAAGTCTTAACTGATGAAAAATGATGAGCGCTAGCGAATGAAGCAGATGAAAGTTCTTCCCATGATTTTTAAACATAAGCAAAATCCCTCAACTGAAGGATTTTGATTCTGAATAAAAGAGGGATTTTATTTGGAAGGAGAGGGGAGTGCTATGAGAATATCTTATTTTTCTCTTCTTCAAATTCCCTGAGATCATAGTGGGCAATAGTGGTTGATACATCTTCGTGGTGTGCAACATACTTTGAAACGAGTTTTAAATCCACTCCACTTTCAAGAAGGTAAGTTACACAAGAGGCTTTAAATATATGAGGATTGACTCTTCGTTGGAGAATATCACTTAAAACATTTGAACAAAAATAATCAGCCCATGACTTTGAAGCTTGTTTAACTTCGCCACCGTATTTTGTTGAAAATATGTACTCTGATTCATAACCTCTATTTTCAACCCATAATCGCATGTATTTTAATGCTTCAAGATTAATCATATAAGGCTCTACTTTCCCGTCATCACCTTGACCTTTTAGTCGAACATTATGACTGTATACAAATGTCTTACCTTCAGGTATGGGATAATCAAGTATTTCTGTTTTGAATTGTATAATTTCACTCCTTCTGGCTCCAACATTAAAGGCTGTTGCTAGCCAGGCCATACCTAAATAGTTCTCGTCTTTTTCAAGTACATCCATCATATCTTTGTACTCATTAAAAGTAATTTTCACTTTGTCATATACTTTGTTTTTGGGGATAGGAGGGAGCCCTCGGGTTAAATTTCTAAAACTCCGATACTCTTTGAAATCCTCGTCATCAGCAATAACATTCTCGATGTAGTTAAACATGGATGAAACACAAGCTTTTTTAAAACTTTGCGCAGAAGAGGAGAGTTTGCGGTTATCACGAAGATAGCTTAAATACCGAAGAATATCCCTTTTGGTGAGCTTGTATAAAGGTTTGTTATTCATCGATTGATATACGTAATAACCAAACTGCCTCAGCCCAGATTGATATTGTTTTTTGGTTGCTGGACTAAAGTTTTGAACAGCAATGAACTCATCAACAATAGTCCTTAATTCATCATTTACGTGTTGCCACATTTCGTCTGTGATTTCAGGCAGTTTTTTAGCCCTATCCCGTAACATGTTTTTCTTAATTTTAGTCATTAATTCACCACCATTAGTACGTTTTAATTCCGTCTGCTTTTAAATCACTTATTAATGCTTCTGTTAATCGTCCATCTTTTAGAGTTTCGGCAGTATTCTTCATAAAAGGACGAGGTTTACCGTAGCCATATTCATATGAATCAGGGTATGTATACCCCTGACCGGTTTCAATAACTGTAGCAACGTCTTTTCCGTCATCTTCTCTAATATTGTCCAATGACACCCCGTTGCTTTCGTTGGTGGTTATAAAGGCATCTTTAACTTGTCCTGTGCGTTCATAAAGAAGGGGATCATATGCACCGTAAACATCTTCATCAATGTGCTCTTGCCCTGTTTTCACCATAATTTTCTTCACATTGGAGGAAGACTTATGAACTGAGTGAATTGCAGCTTGTTCAACCATGGTTTTGATATCTTTAATTGTTTTCGCCACTAACTTCACCAGAATCAGTCTCTATTTCTTCTACCTTTTCTAGAATAAGTTTGTTGATTTCCTCTTGGCTCATAGTTAACAAGTCTTCAGTGAGTTTTTCTAAAGCTTCTGTTGCATCTTTAAGCTTCTTCATACTTTCTTTTGGAAAACTGTTAATAATCATAGGGAAGAATTCGGAATCTACAAGCTTAAGGTACCATTTAACTTTATTTTTGATGTCATTCGGAATCCCCAAATCAGAAAATTCTTTGACAATTGAAAAGAATACCCATTGAACAGGGTTGATTTTACTAAAATCAATACCTTTATCTTCAGCTTTTTGTTGATCAGAGATCATTTCAGTTAGCATCTTTGTTAACCGAGAAGGAGAAAAGTATGGGTAGATGAATACATGTACATCATCAGTTAATTGGACTTTTTCTTTCTTGTCGTACTTATTGATGCTTTCCTCAATTAAACTTAAATTCAATTTTTTTGATGCCATTTAAAATCCTCCTTTGGTATCCTCCGTAAAAAATACTGGCAATCAATCAAGACAATTTTTTATTCTGTTTCTGTAATTTCTTCAGTAGTAACATATGATTCGCCAACAATCACTTCATATTCTTCTGGAGTCAAGATATGGTTTGCAACACCTTCTTGTAACTCTTCTTTTGTTATATCTTCGTATTCATAAGCTTCCTTTACTTGTGCAACTGTTGCCCATTTTTTGCTTAACGCGATTATCCAAAAATTATTCACTCGAAGAAATCAACCCTTTCAAGTTGTCTATCTGTTGTCGCATTAGCAATATATTTTTATTTTGTTTTAATACTGTGATTCTTGCCTCAGATAGGGATTGGCCTAGTAATTCAATATCTGTAGGGTCATTCGAAGGGGTTATTAAGCTATCAACATACTCTGGGGTTGCAGTTTCGTACCATCCTGTTTTATTTTTATATAGCACAGGTTTATACATGCCTTTTCCATCAGGGTATACTGGTGGGATATCTGTGTAATTTACAGGAAGCGGAGTTTCTTCAGGGATCACTTTATTCTCTAATGGTAAATAATTCATATCCTCATCATACTTATATATTGGTTTCAATTAGCCGGCTCCTTTATACTGTTTTAAATGAAAAATCGAACTTAATATAGCTTGTATTACTTGATACACTTTCAACTATGACTTCTCCTGTTGTTTTGATCAGTAAACGAGCTACTTGAGCAGTCCCTGAAGCAATTTGAAGGTACCCCATGTCTCTTGTAGGTCTAAAACCGGTTGGTAGAGTAAAAACCGTTGTACCAACATTTCCTCCTTTAGCAGAACCTCTAATAAAAACAGTGTTAGTTGCATCAATCCCAAATCTAACATCAATTCCATCATTATAATGAGACCAATTGTTCTGCATTGTTGCTGTTATCCAAGTATAATCAGTAAGTAATTTCTTCGAATCATCTAAGGCTTTGTCCGCTTTAGCTTGAGCCCCAGAAGGTGTTTCTTTTGCGTCCCATGAAGCTTTTTCCTCTAAAGTAGTATGTATTGTGCTATTTCCTACATGGTCATCAAAATCAATTTTAGCTGCTTGTTGAACGTTAGAGACATTACCCAGTCCAATTTGAGATTTAGTTACTGAATGAGGATTGTCGTTTCTGTTTGCATGAATGTCTGTATAGGCTTTAGCATTGGTCTCTGCTGAATTCCATAATGATCTCTCATTGTCCGTAATATGCTTAACAGTGTCTGAAATGTGATCATCTGTATATTCTTTTGCATCATCTAAGGCTTTGTCTGCTTTAGCTTGAGATCCGGTTATAGTTTCTTTTGAATTCCATGTTTCTCTTTCTACAGTTGATATGTGATGAACATTGTCCTTGGTGTGGTTGTCGAAATCTACTTTAGCGGCTTGTTCAACATCTAAGACATTCCCTAAGCCAACTTGTTTCTTGGTGACTTGATGAGGATTATCTATATTTTCTGTATGCGTTTTTAATTTATAGTTTTGATATTCTATGAAATCATTTACCATTTCACTAAGCTTTTCTTCATGAACAACCATATGTTTCTCTGTTTTAATATTAAGTTCTTTTAAGTTGTTGATTTGCACATTGTTTTGCTTTAATTGACCAACAAATTTACTGCTACTCATTAGCTCACCGCATTTCCTTTAACAGATACGTCACCATTAACTGCGGAAACTTCAAACATAACTTTAAACACTCCGGCAATATCAAAGTCCCAATATTCATTTGTGTTCAATGTGCTGCTGGCGAGTTGGAAATTAGTTTTATTGGTGCCACTTAAAGCAGTCTTTTCGCCATTTTCATCAACTGCATAAAACTTTATTTCTCGTGAAGTTGAGGAACCAGAGATCTTAACAGTAAGTTCCCGAAAATGACCCACTACAAATTCTTCACCTTCAGATGGGGAAGTTGCGGCTTCGTGAAATGTAAATGAAGTTTTGTCTGGAATCGTGATTACGACATTTTCAGTCGTTTCTGTCAACAACTCCACCTCCTTAATTTGAATAAAAACTGTCTTTTATCTAGAAAAACAAGAGGGGAGGACTTATCCAAAAAGCCCATCCTCTTGTAGCTTATTCCATATACCTTCCCAAGCTGGGGTAGAAGAAGGGGATGACTGAAGCGAACTTAAAGGTTCGTACTCATTGAAGTCGCCTTCAAAGCGTTGCTTGAAATCATCAACACTGATATAGGATCCATCTGATAGCAATAGGAATTTTTGTTCCAAGCCATCAAATTGTTTGAACAGACCACATACTTCATCAAATGTCATTATTCCATCCCCCAAACAACGATTTTTAACCCAGTTAGATCAACTGTCCCGGCTGCTTTAACTGTCAGATGTATTTTTGGAGCAGTGAAAGTTAATTGTTTTTGCAAAGGGTAATTCTGAACAAAGGCAATGCTGTTGAATAAAACAGAACTATCATTACCTGATGTAGTTGCAGAATAAAATGGGATGTTTTTCGGTACAGAATAAATACTTGCTAAAACTTTGCTGTTTGAGCTGTCTGTTTGAGTTGTGTACATAGCAACACCGTAAGTTCTGAAAACACCAAGTGAATCGATTAGATCAACTGTATAAGACTTAGTTGCACCTGTAGCTACGGTATCAGCATCAGTAACAACAAATTCAGAATAGGATTTTTGAACTTGGGTTTTAATTGCTGCAGTGTTTTTAACCAAAACAGGGACAGAAGCCGTATTAGTTATATTTACATCAAGTGCAGTATTGGCCACATTAACATTAAGAGGCTGGTCATTATTGAGACCAACCTCCAATGGGATAGTGGAACGTTCAATTGATACAGCTGTTATGGGATTACCTGTCCCATCATCTTTTGCAGAGGTGTATTTATCACCGTCCTGGTTTAAAAAAGCAATAATAAACGCCTCCTTAATTATTCAGTTGTTCCGCCAAGATCTGAGCTTTGAGTTGAACCTGTTGTATCCTCAACCGGAGCTGCGGTATTTTCATCTCTACTTGCTTCGATTACTACAGCCATTTCGTCTGTATCTGTATCTGCTAACGCTTCAAACTTAATTTCAGGTGCTAAAGCATTTCCATTTTCTAATGACATTTCAAATTCCCCTGAAGGAGAAACATTAGGGAACTGGATATAGATGTCACTGTAAACTTCTTCTGTATCAGGGTTATAAGCAATGGTGCGATATTCAACTTCATATCGTTCTGAGAACTTGCTGGCTTTAATGGCTAAACGTCTACCGACTTTTTCAATTTGATACACAGCTGTTAGTTTGTCTTTACCAGCCGCAAATGCTGTTGGAATTGTATATGTGCCATCAGTTGAAACAGCAATCTTATATGTTAAACCTTTTTTATTATAGAAAGTAACATCGCTTACAGGTTTTCCTTTTAGAGTAACTTTGTTTGTATCATCTACAATCAGTCCATGTTCTCTATCGAAAACCTTTACTTTTGTTTCTTCCTGAATTGTTTCACCCTGTGTCATTGCAAGCCATTCTAAATCAAAGAAAGCATTTTTGACAGTTAGGTTAATTTCCTTCTCAGATTTAAGAATGTAAAGTGGTTTATTTCCGATTCCACCTCTGAGTTTTTCTTCGGAGATTGCTTGGGAGAATGATGCTGTTTGTGCCTCGGCTGTGAATACAAGCTTACCGTCAGATTTTCGTTTAAAATAAACGTCAGCTGTATCTTGAATAACTGTTTTCATCTAATTGTTGCCTCCTTAAATAATAAAAAAGACAGCTATGAGCTGCCTTTACCAAAACCTTTAGTTTGTTTCATGAAACTTTCTCTGCTTATATAGTGTTTTTCTTCTTCAAATAAGTCGATATGTTTTCCCCAGCTTTCCATGTGTTTGGCTGCATCAGGTGAAACGGTTGCAAACAGGGTGGAGGTATCGTACTGTTTGAATTGACCAACTCTGTAGTAAGTCATGTATAACTGAAACAGAGTCATTTCATTTATATCTTTGTACAAATATCCAGTGTGAGCAGCAACACTGCTCATGATGTCTGCCATATCAACCATATCTGAATCCTGACTTTTCACCCTTTTGCTGCGCTCGTTAGCTCGCTGGATCTCTGGGTTAGAGCTGATTTTTTCCTCTTTTAGACAAGACATTCTCAAGACTAATTCTCTTAGGGCTTCAAAGTTTTCCGGTGTAAGTTTCTCTAAAATTTCAACGCTATTAAAAACTGTACTAAATATTACTTCATACGCTTCTTTAAAATTCGGAAGGATACTTGTAATTTCAAATAATGACAGTTTTTTAAGTTCGGCAATAAGACCATCTAATTGGCCAAATTGATTATTTTCCTTTTTGCTGTAAGTATAAATAATCTCTTTCTTAGACATCTTAAACCAGCTGAGGTACGGAGTTAAAAAAGCATATTCCTTAACTTTTATAAACCGACAATCGCCAAATTCAGTAGGGATTGGTTCACCGGTTATAAAGAATTCACTATCAATCATTTCATCGCCCCAAAGGTGTATATTAATTTATATCCGAGGTAACCGTCAGGTGGATTAGTGATTAACAGTCTTTTATAAGAGTTTGTCTTACCAATACCAGCAAAATTCTGATTGAACAAGAGCTTATTAATTCTGTCATTAATCTTAAGATTTCTAAATTCGGTTTCTTCAAAGGTGTTAATATGGGTGAAAACATCAATCATCAAGTCTTGATCCAGAAGCATCGCACTTTGGTTGGATGGTTTTGGTAATGCGTTCCCTAAATAAACACACATCCTACATAATGGTGAATCCGATAGATCATCTGTTTTAGGTGCTCGCTTGAATATGGTATTGATTATAGCGGGAGAGTCATTTGTGGAGTCATAATAATTTTCGAGTGATTGAACATCAGGATGAGAAGGGGAGAGAGGATCATCTTTATAATACAAGAGCCGATTCAGTTCAACATCATCCATAACTAATCTGAAGACTTTTGTCATCTGTTCAACAGTCATGCTCATGCCTTTTCACCAACTTTCTTTTTGGCAACCAATTTTATTGTTCCGTGGTCTCCATAAACTTTAGAATAGTCTATATCATCGACTTGATAATCTTCGCCAAAGAAGGTGAGGGTAAGTCCGATTTTCAATTTTTCATGAACAAGATAAGGAATTGTAATGTTTGCTTGACCATCCGGAAGATTTACCGCCAATTCAGTGCCATTTATTGAAGTTGTCCTTTCGAATATGCAGGGGACTTCAGTTTTTTCACCAGGTACTTTTTCATAAATTGGCTTACCGGTGATTTCGTTAATTTTGCCAGTATCGACTAACTTGTCTTCTGAGGTTAGAAAAAATGAGGTGTTACATTGTCTTATAGTAGCACTATCGTTCATTTTATTGTCTGTAGGTCTTGAATTAACAATCCAATAACTATCATCATATTTAATCAAGTCGCCTCGATTAAGCAATCCTAATACGGTAAGCACTTTCTTAGTTTCACTGTCTTGGGTTGTTTGGATAATTACCTGTTGAGACTTATGATTGAGCTCAATATCATATGTTTCGGGTGAATTCGCAAGAATTTCTTTAAATATTTCATATTTGTTCGTATTAAATTCATCGTTTTCCCAGCCACTTAAATAATTCGAGGAGGAAGAAAGGTACCAATCTATTGACATCTAAGCACCTCACTCGAAATTATTGGTTTTAAGCTTGCTAATTTTTTGATCAATATCATCACACAAGCTCTCATATGCTCTATTTACTTGTGCTTTTGTGTTTGCTAAGCCTGTTAATTGAATATCTCGTCCAATTACGTTATTCAACTTGAGAGCTCTATCTCTGTATCTGCCTAAATATCCTCTGTACATAAGCATTCCGAGTAATTGGGTTTGAGCTCTTGAAAGTTTGACATCAAACGTATTAGTTTCTTCATGGAAACCAAGATCTGTAAGATCTGTTTCGTAATCGCTAATAGCATTAATCAAAAACTGTTTTTCAAGACCCTCGGGCAACACTTCGTTCGATTGAAACAAAGAATGAAAAACATTGATAATTTTTTCATAAGGTGTCATTAAATCACTCCTTATGATTCTGTATCAAACTTAAAACCAGTAAATTCTTCGATAAACTTGATCTTTTTATAGTCATTTACTTTTTCTTTCTTTGCAATTTCAAATAACTGAGCTTTTTCGGATTCTAGTTTGATATCTTTAGTTACATTTTCTTCAAATGTTTTCTGAGTTTTATAAGCTAAAATTTGCTTAATTCTTTCAGGTGTGATCACTTCTTGCTCACTGTCATTTTCAGCAGCTTCAAACCCAAGGTGAACCCTAGTTTCTTTATCATCAATGAAAATTTTCGCATGTGACCCTTGACCATCTGTACCTACAAACATTTTCACATTATCAAAAACTTGAGACTGAACTTCACCTACTGTAATTTGACGAATGCCATTAGCAGGTAAACGGAAATCTCCATGGCTTTCTAATTTTTTGAAATATAAATCCCATGAACATAAATTTTTAATAGCAATTTTCTTATCTAAATTAATTGACATAATTCCCTCCATAATTTTAATTAGGAGGGACAATGCCCTCCATAATGATTTTATTCAGGTGTGATTTCGAAATTTTCATCACGGATTAATCCGATTTGATATTCTTGTCCTTTAGCTACACCCGCACCGATTTCCATGTCAAATCGAGTGATTTCTGTACCAGACACGATATCGTTACCTGTCATAGAAGTTAATCCACCACGTTGGAATACTTGAAGAGGAGATTTTGCACCTTGAGGAATGAAGAATAGAAGACCTTCAGGAAGGTAAGTTTTGAAGTTATCTCCAGTCTTGTTAAGTTCAGTGAGGTTGTATGCATTAGGTAATTCAACAACAGAAGAACCTTTATAAGTACTCAGTAAACCTGTCTTGCGGATTTCATCCATTACTGATTCAGGCAATTTTGTACTAGTTGCATCACCGGCGACTGCTTGGAATCCAGCAAAATCATTTAACTGAGAAACAACAGAATAATCACCAACGATAGATGGTTGACCGAATCTACGAACCTTCTTAATAGTGTCATCAACTGCGGATTTTTGAATACCGGCATTTTCGGAGAAATATTTAACACCGGTAGCTGATTTAATGGCATTGTACATTTCATTTACGACATAATACATAGCTTTATTCATCATATCGGTCTGAACTTGTTCCATACCTTCAGCAACTTTATCTAGGTTTCCACTTTGGATTTCACGGTAATTAACAGCATAGCCTGCTGAAATAGTCTGTGTTCCAATAGGGTATTCGTTCCAAGTTGTAGTAGCAAAAGGAACGTCTCCACGAGAAGCTTGGAAACCACTTCTAATTGATTCGTGTGCGTATGTAGTCATCATTGGTTGTTGATCATAACCGATTTGTCTAAAAGTACCCATGAAATCAAATAATTTAACAGCTGAAATAAGTTTAGGTTCAATTGCCAATCTAACAATTGTATTTATTTCAGCTTTTGCCACGGGGTTTCCTAGTACAGCTTGAGCTGCTAAATCTTTGACATGTTTCATAACTGTATCGGCTTTATTACCGAATTTAGAAATATCTTTTCCTGTTGCAATTGCAGAGAAGATCTCAATAATTGGCGATTTTGAATTTAACTTGGGATTAGCAAACACATCTGAATCCCGTTTTACGTTATTAAGTTCAATTTTCATAAGTTTTACCTCCAAAAGTTAGGGATTAGGCTTGTACTTTTAAGTACAGACCTTTACCACCGAATGTAGTTTTTTCAAGAACTTTAAGCTTAACTTTATAATCAGCAACATCTTCTCCAGCTTTAGTCCATTGACCAGTTCCATCACCTGCTGGGACAATAACATCGCCCACAATGAGAGCATCAAAACCTTGAACTGTATCTTGACTCAATTCAACTGGTAGGTCAGCCAAATCAGTTACACGGAAAGCACGAACGTATTCATCTTTCAATACTTTAAAATCAGCTTTGTTTCTAACCTCAGGTTTATCAATGATATTGCCAACAACATAAATGTCGCCCTTTGCTGCTGTAGCATCGGTAGGGGTAGGCGCCAGGCCAGTAGAGTCATCTGGTAACACAACCAAGCCAGGCACTAAATCTTTTGTTGCTTTACAACGCGGGTTATTTCGCACCTGTTTGAAGGCACCAATAGTTCCAAACTTGAACATATAAATTCCTCATTTCTATAAAAGTGTTATTTTATCTTAATAGAGATCATCAATAGATACTGAACTTTCTTGTCCAGCATCATTAATTTCTGAAAAAATGTCTTTATCATTAGTGCTATTTGTTTCAGTTGATTGATTCTTTTGACGTTGTGCAATAAATGATTGAGCAATTGAAGAGTTAATTTCAGAGAGAATTTGTGTCTTTAGCTCAAGCGAAGGGGATTTGGAGAAGAGTTCGATTTTTTCTTTCGCGACCGATTTTTCTTTCTCTGTATATTTATTGAGATCTTGATTTAGTTCACTTTTTAGCTTTTCGTTTTCTGCGTTTTGTTTGAATTCTTTCAGTGAATTCAACTCGGCATCAGCTTTTTCTTTTTCTTCTTTTGCTTTTTTGATTTCTTTTTCTTTCTCCTCAACTTTTGCTTTCTCATCTTTAGCTGCTTTTACTGCAGCATTTAACTCCTCATCTTTTTTCTTGAGCGCCTCATTAAGTTCAGTCACTTTTGTTTCAAGTGCTTTATTCTCAATGTTTAGCTTATTATTCAATTCAACTAATGCTTCATCTTGTGTTTTTGCCATTGACTGTTCCTCCTTGTGATTATTATTTAGTTCCAGTAAGACAGCAGCATCATCAGCTGGGTCAATTCCGAGAATTGCGTCGCCGGTGAAATCAAATCTCATAGGTATACGACCTTTTTCTTTATACCCACCGTCATACTCAATTGAAGAGCTGCCTTCAACAGCAGAAATTTCTACTTAGGTCTCAGGGAATTCGCCATCAAACATTTTCGATTTAAGCCATTGTACAAACTTAGGGTACCTTTGGTTGTAAATAAAACCTTCACCAATTAACACTCTTTTTTGTTGACCATTTACTTCTATAGTGTCGATATATCCATTGGTTGTAACACCAACTACAGTGCTGTTTTCAAACAGGGGAGTTCCATCTTTAATTTCTGTCATGCCATGACCAAATGGCTCACTGTTTTCACAATCAATAAATTCTACACACAGCGGCATATCCTTAATAGAATTTAAGTTTGCATTAACGTGTTTTTCGATCCAGGTAATACCGTTTTTATTGTATTGGGTATTGTTTTCATGTATTTCAAGAACAACCCACTTTACAAAGGTTCGTCCACTTACTTTTCGTTGATTATTAATCTCTAAGATTGCACTTCTCAAATATTAATTCACCTCCCTTCATAAGCCAGAGGGCGTACCGTTACTGTTATTTGTTTTGGATTTGATCGTGTTTTCATTTTGAGAACTATCGTCTTCGGGACGACCAGCAGATTTATCATTCTTACTCATAGTGTAGGAGGTGGCATGAACAGGGAACTTCTCATCGAATCCTTCTTCTTTTTCATATTCCATTAATGATAAGTAGGCATCAGGATTCCACCCAGTAGCTGCTATCCAAGCAGTCAAACTTCCTCGGCCACTCGTGTACAAGTCTTTCATATTTTGCACTTTTTCTTTGCGGTTAACGTGGGTAAGGGGGAGATAGTAAACTTCCACATAAGACTTGGGATTATTAATGATATTTGCATTAATGACTTTGTTAAACTCACTAGAGATCTGTTCTAACCAGGAGAAAATTTGTGAGGACACCATTTCAATGTTTGTTGATTGAGAGGAATAATTTCCGTCTTGACCATTTAACGCTGAACCTGCAAAACCTAAGTTAGTTGATATTCGTTTTATTAATTCATCTTCACCTTTGACTTTAAGGAAATCAACGTTTGTCTCAAGCTTGTCTAGCTTAGTGCCTGAGGCCAAAGAGAAGAATTTTATCCCTTTGACAGCGCCTTTAGAAACTAAGGCATTTTTGATGCTGTTATGCTGTTGCTCTTGTTGCTTTTGCGTTAAGGAAGAAACACCTTTCTTTTCACCTTCGGGCAATGTTTGATAAATTAATGTACTGTTCAAATCATCAAGGATGTTTCTTTTTGTATCAACAAAATAATCGTCATAAACCATATCAACAAATGCAGCTAGTCCAATCGGTCGTCCCCATTGATCTTCCATATCAGCACTGCCTTTAACGGTGATTGTCTTATTGTTGTCTAATACGAGCCAACGTTTATTGAGATCTTTTTTGTACTCAACATAACCTTGTCTAAATTCCTTTGGCCACCTTTTAAGTTTTAAAGATCTCCCTTTGCTTGTGAATTGATCAAAGTAGGAGACATCAAAAGCCACTAAATAAGAAGAGTTTTTTCTCCCGACAATTTTACAGTAATCGATAGGGAGCGAGAGGATAGAACAATTGAACTCTTGTGCATCGTTGATTTCAGATATGGAATCAACTTCATAATCACTAAGTGTTTTAGGAAAGTTGTCGGCTACAATTGATTCAAAATAGTGGAAAGATGTGCCGTAAAGACTTAGTTTTCTAAGTGAATCTCGGACAATATTTTTGTCATTTATTTTTCTTAACGCGATTTCATATGTTCGTTTGTCCAATTTTAATTGACTATGATCATTTGAGTTCCCATAGACAACTCTATCTAGAGTAGGGAGCGAAACCATGTAGTCAATTACATTTCTGTAAATACCATTTGAATTATAAAGAAATTTTGAGGCATTTCGAATTTGTTTGTTATAAAGGTTGTGATTATTAAGCCAAGTTTTCACTCGATCATATGAAACTGAAGTATTTGAGGTATTGAAGAATAGCGAATCCAGGTTTGATAAATCAGTATTATATTCATAAGACGGCTCTTTTTGGGTATCCATTTTTCACCTCCTGATTAAAAAATTCAATTAAAAAAGAACCCAAATGAATACTCTTCATCGGATTCCTCTTTCTCTAAAAATTGAGCAATGTAATATAAGGCGTAAGCAATCGCACTGTATCTGTCTTTATCGATACGTTTTACAACCTGTTCTACAGTAAAAGAATTTTGGTTTTTCTTGATCCGTAGGTTGGCCACTTCGTCAATAAACAACTGAGTTTGAATACATGCTGCTTCAACCATAACATCGTCTGCAATGTCTTTTTGGTTTTTGATATCTTCGAAAGCTTTGAGTAACTTTAACTTCCCCGATTCAACATAGTCTAAAAACTGGGTGATAATATCCTGGTTTATACCTTGTGATTTTAGATTGTAAACGACTTCAGGTGAATTAGGCACGTCTGGTTTTTGATCAGTGTTAATTGTAGCCCAACATCCAAGCTCTTCATTTGTTTCAGGATCAGTAACATCTTCTAATAATCGGTCGATTAATCCACCGCCGACTCCATTACCATCAACAACAACAGCTTTGACTCTAGAGAGTGAGAGGTCTTGGTTTCCGCCATAATTTTTAAATACTCTTTTCACCATGATGGATTGTTCCTTAAAACTTAATCCATTAGGTGGTTCAATGATATTAACTACTTGAACTTGTCTAATAAGGTTGTTACTATTCCTAATAATTTTTAAAACAATAATAGCCGTTTTGTTGTTTGACTCAGCTGCAGAACGTGCAACGTCTACACCAATAACATACTCATTAAGTAAAAAGTTTTTGTTTTTATCCCGAGGACAAGATAGCTCTGGTTGTGTAATAGTTCTGGCTTTAATTAATTTACTGATGTTGATTAAAGCTCCGTCACTTGCACCAATCCAATCACAAAGGTAATTTTGTCGAAAACGGGTAACGTTTCCTTGTCTGGCTTTATTAATCGTGGACATTTTTTGACGACCAAAGTGGATAGGAATTCTCCAATCAGATCCAAACACAAAGGAGCCTTTCAAGTCACCAGTTTCTTTAACCATAGTAAGAATCTTTTCGTATTCATCAGAGTTTTTGTATCCTGATGTTGAAAAACGGTTTATTTGACCATTTAATTCTGCAGGATCAATTTCACCAGTCATTGTAGTTCGGGGAATATTGAATATTGGTTCAATGGCATCATCATAGAGATCTTTATCGATTAATGCAGATTCTTCAAGAGAGCCACGTCTTCTACGTAATCCCTTTGAAGATTGGGCATTGGCTAGGTTATCGATAATTGCGCCATTTTGAAATTCAACTCTTCCAGTATCTTTGGAAAAACTTTCGCTTTTGATTTCATCTGCAATAGAAGGATAGAACCTTAAAATTTCATCATGTTTTTCTTTCCAAATTTTAACCGCAGATTCTTTGGTTGAAGCGGTTATTGCTAATGTGACATTTGGGAAGCAGATTGCTGTATGGTACGCAACCATGATTTGAGTGAGGGTTTTTGATCCACCGCGAGGAATACAGAAGTAATTTTGAGGGAAGCGACTTAGGGTTCTCATCATAACTCTTTGGTATAAATCAAGTTCAATTCCACCAACTTCGGGTTTTAACATGTCATAAAAAATATCAGGATAAAAACGAATGAAGGAGGTGAATTCTGCCCATTTTGAAATGTTTTTCTGTATTAAGTTAGAGCTATCATTGGGATTTACTGGAGTTTCAAATGAGGATTCATAAATATCTGTTCGATTTTTTGTATGTTTATTGTTCTTAGAGGTGAAGTTTTTGTAGCTTGCCATTATTCTTCATCCCCAGTGTCGTAAAGTGGCTCTTTATACACATCTTCTAAGTCACGGAAAACGTTGTTTCGTGCTTTTTTCAAGTTTTCAATTTCTTCTGTAGTTAGCCCCTTTGATTTGAAATCTTCTTCGAGCATCTCATCGTAAAAATGATATATGTCTTTATAAGCTACTTTTTCTTTATCCTCTAGTCTTCTGTAATAATTGATTATGGCCCAAATGATTAAATCAGCATCATCGTAAGGTTGAGCGGTTAGGCGGGGAAGGAGAGGGATGATGCCTAATTCAGTTTCAACTGCTTCGAAGAGTTGTGAAAGCACATCCACACCGCCACTAATATCGCTTTTGCTTAACTGAGAAACGTTGATCTTTGCGTCAGTAGCTGCTTTTGAAGCCATTTGACCCCACTCTTTAGCTTCCTTTACTTCACCCTTAGCTGTAGCTAGTTCTTCTTTGACACGAAAGCGAATATAGGAGAGTAATCCCTCAGTATGGAGAGCGGTTTTTTCTCCATAATTTCGAATGAGTTTGTTGTACTTCCTTTCAAACTGGTGGTATTCATCGGGTGTATAACCAATTCCCCATTTATCAATTATTTCATCTGAGACTTGTTCTACTGAATCACGCTGAGTTTCGGCAGCAATAGCTTTTTCTTGTTGATGTTCTAGAATACTGTCCTTCCAACCAGTTCCATTAAACTGCTTTAGGGAATTTGCCATTGTCATATATGCACTAAATGTGTCAGTTTTTCTTTGAACTGCTTGCTCCCAGTATAAAGGATCAAATTTGATATCAATTTGCTGTAAGACGGTGTATACAGAGTCCATGTTGCTGTAATCAATATTTTTCTTGAGACAAGATTTACAAATTGGTACTTTTCCTATTTTTTCGTAAAGCTTGCTGCGGGAATTATAAAAGCCAGAATCTTTGTCTTTTTCCTTTTGACATGCAGCACATAACAGTTTTTCTTTTTCTTTAGGTTTCCGACCCACCATTTCACCTCCATAAAGTTGATGTAAACACATTTTATGAAACGCCCAGCAATAGAGCGGAAGGGGAGTACCGCAATCATCGCTGGGCGTTCTAAAAAGGTGTTTAACTATAGGTCAAATCACCACTGGGAGACATTTCGATATCTTGTGTTTTTAACTTTTCAATCACCATGTCCATTAACCCTTTACCAATTCCACATGTATCAATCAACAGTTTGTCAGGGCGTTTTTCTTTTAAAATCTTAACCAATAGGTCTGCTTGATATCCGAATGTCTGAGGGGCTATTCTTCTTTTAATATTTTCAAATTTGGAGTCTTTAATATTAACAAGTAAAACTGTTGTATAGTCTGTCCGGGGATCAACGATTAACAACCTATTTCCTTTTGGAAAATCTACGCCTATTTTATAATCAGCAATGTTTTCATTTTCAACATTGCTACCTAAAGTGTAAAAATTAACTTTTGATTTTGATGCAAGCCCCATTATTTTATGTAATTTACTAATAACAGTAGATATCTCTTTATCACATTTGTATCCAGACTGCTTGAGTTGGGCAAGTGTTTCTAAGTGTTTATTCAGATATTTAAAATCTTCATTTGTCATTTTCGTCTTCATCCTCAATCGTTTTTTTGTTTTTGTATTACTTTAATAAACCTTCAATAGCTCCTAGGCTCACAACTGTCTCATAAGGTGAATAGTGTTTTGCTGCCACACTCATGTTTCTTAAATCATCTAGGGCAATTCTTTTATTTATAAATGCTTCTCTATGAGACTCAATAACATATTCAGGATCAACAAATGGCTTACTTACAGTATTACAAGTCACTTCTTCATAAACAGCAGGAATAGAATTCAATAGATACTTATAATCACATAGCTCTTTCATTAGTTGATCTTTGTTAATGTTTCCTGTTTCATCTTCAATGATTTGCTTCCAGAAAGACTCGTAAACCTCTTTGTAATCAGCCACTTGCACTACTCCAATCTGAATAAAATTAAAGTTTTAAGCAAAGTTTATAGGAGACTACATCGAGGCTCCCTTAGTTGAAAAAATAATGTTCTAACACTTCGATTAGACTAAGTTGTACAAATTAACTGGCAATAATTAAGGAAAGCTCCGTTTTAAATTCATCTGAGAAATTAACCCAATGACCACTTAATTCGTTAAAAAACTTTTTGTCTTCATTTGATTTTACTCCTTCATATTAATTCAATATGTAATCGTACTGAATAGTCCGACCTTTACCAGATTCATAAATTGATAAGTTTGCTCCAGCTTTGGCACCTGTCATTAAGCTGTCACTGTATTCATCGGAACCCATTACAGAAGGGAGTTGTATAACTTGGATATTATGAGTGGCTGCTTCACCTACAGTGAGCATGTTTCCGTGGTGGAAGTGGGAGATGTACATGTAATCGTAGAATTTTCGTTTCATCTGTGAGATGTCACGAATGGCATTCTTTTTGTTTTTAATCTGGTGTCCGTGACAAGCAACAATTTCAAATTCAAGTAATTTAAAATCCACAATTCCTTCGTCGTATAAAGGAACTTCAATTCGCTCATTGTCTTTGAGTACGTCATGGATATAAGTAGCGATAATACGCTCTACATCTTCTTTAGGCATTTCCGAGCGATTTGTATTATGTAATCTTAGTTCAGTATGATTTGCAGAAGGGATATGTATGTACTTAATTTTGACGTACTTAGAAAGTTCTAGTAGCCATTCAGCTTTGTACCTAGAGTATTTTATCACTTGGTCAATAAACCCGTACTGAAGGGCAGTTAATTGCGATACGCGCAATGCCATACCTTCAACACTATCAGCACCATTTAACACGACCAGCTCATCTAAATTTTCTTTTTGAATGTACTCAACAGTTTCAGAAAGAATCTGATTCATACGCTGCAAATAAATCTGTTCGTTGTATTCATTGTTGTTGCTTTTAAATTGCTTCCCGAAGTGTTCATCTCCAAACCCTAGAACAGCAGCTCTTTTTCTTTCGCTCTTATTTAATGGATAGAAGGAAGGGGGAGGGAGAGTACCTACTTTCTCAATTGCTTCAGTTACATTTTCATATAGAAGCTCTGTTCGACCTTTGACACGTGTATTTTTATGTATTTCATGCTTTACAGCTTGAAGCTTTTTTCTCTCTTCCATGATTTCAACCTTTTTCAGTTCCAATTCAAGGAGAGAATTATTTGATTCAGCTGACTTTTCTTTTTGGTATTCAACTCCTTCAATGAAGTTGTTGAACCATTTTCTATAAGCTGATTCACCTTTAGATTCGCCGGTTTCCTTGTTGATTAACTCTTTGATTTCTTCCCAGTTTAGATTATAAATGTCTTTATTAGAGCAGATTCTTATTTTCCATTCTTTAAGGTTTTCATCTGAGTGACGCTTAGTTTGAACAGGATCGATCATTCAGTCACCGCCTTACTCAACGTCTTTAACAGGAAGTTCATTTTCTTCTTTTACAGTAATTGAAACATTCTTTCCATTAAACTCTGAAAGAATTTCTTTGAAGTCATATGTGTATTCAGCTTCTTTAGTTTGTTCAGTAACTTCCATTACGTCCATATCGAAAAAGCCTTTAACATTAATTTGATGTACTTTTTTGCTTGCCATTTAAATTCCTCCAATAATTTTCTATTTACGTACAATAAGCTCCTTCGGAAGCCCGATGATCCGAAGCATCGGTAACGTCCGAGAAGGGGATATAAAGGAGATGAAAGATAAGTCGGATAGGCGTTGGGGAAACGCCCGAAGGAGATTATTGATTGACATACTTGCGTACCGGAAGGCTCGTAAGCGTAAAAAGGCTCTATGTTTTTATATGCCCTAGTTCTAATTGCATAATTGACCCAATAGTCTTGGCTATTCATCTGTAAAGATACTCAAGGAGTGTATTTTAAAGATGATTGAAAATTTTTGAAGGGAAAATCAGAAAAATGTCGAATAATGTAAAGTGAGAGTGGATTAACAGACCTCTATCAACATCTTGGAAGGTTCAATTATAGAGATTGTTACTATACAGTAATCTTTATCTGCAATCTGAATAATTGTACCAACCGCAAGAGATTCATTGCTTAGAAAAAAATCTTCAGCGTCAAAACAACCCAGGAATAGTCTGTTAGTGAAAATTTCAATTTTCATTTCATTCCTCCTAAAAAATATTTAAAATAATATTAACTGAACTTGTAAGATTAAGCCGTCTTTCATGGGTGGCTTATTTTATATGGTTGAGAAGGAAAGACCCATTATAAGCCTTCTCAATGGCATTTTCAGTCTCTCTTGTCAGGTTACACGCCTTATTGAGAAACAAAGCGTCTCAAACGCTCGCCATTTATTTTGCACAGTTTTCTCTGACCCGTGTAAGGAGGTATGTGCATGGGAAAGGTAAGTCTCCATTCAGAACATTGAAGGAGAAGTAGCGAATAAATAGTGAATATGTTCCTAAGTGAAAATGAAAAGACAAGACCGAAAATAATCCTTTTCTGTGAAATGAGAGCGGTGATCAAGCGCCCAAAACCATATCACTTATTTTACGAGGGTATGTAATTTCAAAGCCTCGTTTACCCGGAAAAATTTTGTTGACCGCATAATAAGCTAATTGCTTATAAGGGCAGTATACGTGTGGGCTAGGATTTGCACCTAGCATGTACGGGTAAATTTGTCTCAGCCCTCTGTATCACGTTCATGACCGTGCCCGTACTTCCGCCACCACATTTATAGTTGAAGAGAGGGGAGGGATGCTAATCCCTCATTATAGATTGTTAAGCTTTCACTGCATCTTTGAGAGCTTTTGCAGCCTTAAATGCAGGTGCTTTTGTTGCTGGAATATCAATTTCTTCGCCTGTCTGAGGATTTCTCCCTTTACGAGCTGCACGTTCACGAACTTCAAATGTACCAACTCCAGGAATCTTGATTGATTCACCTTTTGCTAGTGTTTCAATAATAACATCAAATACTGCTTCTACTTTAGGAGTAGCTTCTTTCTTAGTAACACCTAATTTTTCTGCAACTGCTCCAACAAATTCTGTTTTGTTCATGTTTTAAATCCTCCTAGTGATTTCGTTTATTTTTGTGTTAAAGTATAATTACGGTAACGTTTGTGGTTTTTTGAAAAAATGGGAGAATTACTCGCCCTTTTATGTGGAAATTAGCTTTCTTTCTCCCTTATGGCGATTATCTCAAAAGGGGCTTTCAGCCCAGTCGTACCAAGGGTTCAAGGTGCTTTTTTGTTGATCTTTTTTTGCCGAGAAATGCTGTATCCCTTGGGGGAGTAAGGCTCAAGGCACTTTCTATTGGTCGTTATCTTTTTTTATTGTAGCGTTTATGTTTATCTAAGATCATTTTTTTTGAGCAATTGTTACAGTATTTAGATTTATTAGAAGAGGGACTGAACATTTTTCCGCAATTCCCACAAGCCTTAAAATTCCTTAAGTTAATCTTTAAATTTTCCAATATATGTTCGCCAAAGCACTCCCACAAAGTCGATTTGAATTTACTCTTCTTTTTATATAGGTACTTAACTAAAACATCTGTAATAAGTTGCTCATCGTTATGTATTTCCATTAATCTTTGTTTGATAATCTTATAGACGTATAGCTTTTCTCCTGGTTTAATTTCTTCATTATTCATGAGCCACTTTTTGTTTCGGTCAAGACGTTTGTACTCATTGATAACCGTTTCATCAAGTTTCACTTTTTTATTTCGAAGTAAGAAACGGTAATCAAATTTTCCTGCAACTGCGTTAAAGTTGATTCGTTCATTAGGAATAATTGAGTCTAACTTATTTACTGTACTTTCATTAATCGATTCTACGCTATGTTCTTCTTTATCCTTTGCATTGATGAAGAAGTGGGGCACTTTATTTTTTATGTAATCTTTGATTTGCTCATCAACATGATCAGGGCGGGTGGGCATGAATAAGGTTTTTGCGAACTTTGATACCCTCGGTTTCCCGATATTTATTAGGGAATAGACCATATCATCATCTGTACTAGACAGATGGTCAGCGCTTCATAATAAGGAATTTCACCTTATTATTACTCCATAAAGGATGGTCGTTGCACCTTCATTTACAAGTACTTCTCAGCATGATGTAAACGCTTGGCACAGGGTTTTCATATAATACATTCTACATTCATTTCACATTTTTATAGGTTCTTCCTTGTTTAATTCCATTGTTTAAAAATGTAAAATGTATTAATTAGAATTCCCCTGTTAGCACACTCATTGACGATCATTTCCTATCGCTACTTTTCGCTGAATGCACACCCTAGTTTTCTAGGTTCACTGACTTTTCATCCGCATATCGCTATGCGACGCGACTATAAATTTAATCGATAGTAAAGTTATTCTCCATGCATAACCATTTGATCACGTCCAGGTTTATATTGTCACTGTTCCATATCTTAGTGATGTTGTTACTGTACTCCCCGATATTGATTCCATAAGCAAGAGTTAGTGCTTCATAGATGTTTCTGCTATTAATCTCTTGTTTCTGGGCTACAGACATTTCATAATACAAAGGAACGATGTTCTCCATATTACGCTTGGCAATATTGACGATTAGCTCATCAGAAATAATTAAGGCCTTATCCCCGTCATTGTCAAACTGCAGCAGCTTGGATATAGGATCATGAATGCTGGTATAAACACCTGGCGTAATGAACCACTTTTCATATTCCTCATCTTTTTTGTTCCACCTAACACCATGCTCTCTGAATAGATGAGGGGAGCGGAGAATATCAATGTGTCCTTCATCATATAAAGAACAATAAACATTGCTGCCGGTAAGAAGTCCTTTTGGATTCTCAATTCCAAGAAACAGTCTTTCACAAAAAGCATATAGATCTGGGCACAAATACGTATAACGAGCGTCACTGACAAGTAATTTTCCTGATTTGGCGTCCTTAATCATACTCTTCTTCTTATTCTTAATGATTTCTTTGGTATGATCATCATTTAACAGCTCTGGGTATATTAGTAGAGCTTCTTGAAGGCTTGTCTTATGTTTATTTTTCTCGGTAGCACCCAAAACTTTCATCATGGTTTCTTTATTAGTGCCTAATTGAGTAATCTCTCTAACAGTCTTTGAGCTGATTTGTTTCAATTCCTCATCTGTGATATCAGTGAGTGTTTGTAGCATCTGGTAAGTTAGTTTTCCCTCAACAGAAGGATCTTCTTCATTTAACTTAGCTCCGAGACATCCATACTTTTTAAATTTATAGCGATAGTCATCCCATGAATCATAGTACTTCCACATCTTAAACTGGCTTTTCGTAAAAATAATTTGGATATCATCTTTAATAATGTCCCATTCTTTACCGTAGACGTCCTTAACTGTAAACGAACTGTGTTTTTCAGCAAACTTTCTAAAATCAAATGGAACTAGTAGACCCTTAACCCAAGGCAATCTGACCATAAAGCTTTTCTGGCTCAAACTAGGAAGCATCATTCCACAACCATCTGTATGTTCTATAGGAATATCCATAATCTTGCGAGTGATTTCATATGTATCACGGTCAATATAATCAACCAGGCTGGAAACGTTTGTTTCTAAGTCATTTACGACAATTGCTTTATCAATATCAATTTCCCATGGACTGCTGGCGCTATTCGATAAGGCCATGTAGCTATTCCATTTGTTTATGCTGCTTCCACCTTGAGCATTGATTTGCTCCACGCTAAGGCCACAAGTTAAAGCATTTTGATACTTATCTAAGGTGCTTTGCTTGATAAAACATGACTTTTTGGTTCGTATTTGACCGGCACTGCTAGTGAAATAAACGTATTTCTCATTGTTATGTATGAATCCTTTATCAATAATGTCCCTTAAAATTTGAAAGTGATAAGTTTGGACAACCATGATCTCTTCAGAGAGAGAGTTTTCTTTGATTCCCAACGTTCGAGTTAAGACAGAATCAAATAATGAAATCACATTATTATCTTTCAGGGAATCTGTTCTAAGTGTTCTTATTTGATTATGATTGTTAAAGGCGTTATAAAGATTTTCTTTTAAGGAAATAATCCTTTGCGTTATGTACTTCTTATGTTTTTTATCAATATTTTCGAGTTTTTTAAGATGATCTCTGTACCTATATGATTTTAAAATCTTGTTATGTAATTTGTTTTCTTGATCATTATAAAAAGCAGAAGTATCAATACTGTAAATATGTACTTGCTTATTTAGACCGTCTTTTTTTCCTTTCAATAAATTCTCCCCTTGTAAATTAATAAACTATTTTATTTTTATCCTTAATAACTACTATTTAAATATTGAGACACTAAATTTCTGTATGTATGACTTTTTTTATTAACTGTTCCGTACCACAAATAGTCTTGATAAAGGTTTTCTTCTTCTGGTGTTGCTGTTTCATTAATAACTTTAGTTTCAAGAAAACCAATTAAGTTACTAAACATATACTGTTTTTTCATTTAATCACCTCCATAAGTAATATTATTTTTATTCTAAATAAAACTAATAAAAATCCCTGTGTTTGGCAGGTGACTTGATTATATATTTTATTTTTATTCTTGTAAACATTAATTTCAAAAATTTTTAATTTCGAGATGTATTATCGAAACTAATAGGCGATATAAGCGTATTAAGTTTATTAATAAAAAGGGGAAGAAGATTATGAAAAATAGAAAGAAATACTACATGATTATGTTGCCGTCACTAGTCTTAGCTATTTTAATATCTTACATGCTTCCAACTGAGCAAAAGTATTGGGGGCTGTCTGTCATCATAATTGGTTGGGTGGTTTACTACTTTATTAAGCAAACAAATAAGAAAAAGGGGTAATTAAATGTTCTCACTGGAAGACTATATCAAAACAGTTAAGCAAAATCTCGGCCAACACACAGCTTTATTAACAAGGGAAATCAAAAAACAATCAACTACAATTTTTATATTGATATTGATTTAGTGGACTACATGGCCTTTATTAATCCAACAAGATTTGAGATATCAATAAGAATGTTTTCAATGGATAAAGAGGCAAGTGAAGTGTTTTATGAAGGAGAAGACAAAACAATTTTTTCAGGGAGCACTCAAGTTATACCTGATATTAAATATTTTCAACTATCTAGGGAGAATAAAAAGGAATTTGATGAGTTTTATGAAAACAACGATATTGAAATAGAAAGGGAAGAACATAAAGCATTCACAGAGTGGTTTTATGAGTGTTGGAAAGCAGCTCAAGGTCATAAAATGAACTTGCCTTCATACTTTGTTATTCATGATCATTATAAATCATTGGATTTACGGGCAAATAAATGGATATCAGATGATGAAAAGTGGGAATAGACACAAGAAAAGGTGGTGATCGAATTAAGATCACCTTTTTTATTTTGGATTTGGTTTGCATATCGTAATGTTATTTGCACGAAAAACATGCTTATCGTAAAAATTTATAAAGGGCTAAAAAAGACAGTAAACATAAGGATATTTGATACTTTAATTAGTGAATAGGGGGCAAACGATCGTAAAACGTAAGTGAGAGTAGGGGAAAGAAGTCGTTTTAAGGAGAAATTGATGAAAAAGGAGAAATTTGAAGAGGGAAAAACACTGATAATATAGGATTTTACGATAACGATTACGATGCGGAAATTGGACGATTTAATGTGAAATTGGGAAAATGAAATTTTGGATAGGGTGTGGAAATGGAAGTGCTATGGGTACATTTGTTCCTGTTTTTTGGCCTTTAGATGTTAATATACCCCCTATATATTGGTATTGAATTCCCTATATAAGATACGTTATGTAGGGTTTTTATAATTTGGCTGATAAATTTGCACAGCTAACACAATTTCAAATGAAAAACAATAGTTATTTTTGAAAAAATAATTAAGTGGTCAATTTAAAAGTGAATACCCATTCATTAAAAATAATCGTGTATATAACGAAAGGAAGCAAATCGAAGTCTTATTTTTTATCTATACAATTTACTCATCAATTCATACACCTATTTTATATTCACTCTAATAATATTCCTTCTCATCCTTCATCTCATTACATCCACCATTTCCTATCCTCATCTTACCTAAAACACATTTATCTTCACCACACATCATTATATACCCATCCCATAACACAGTAACTAGGCATCATCAGAATCATTCTAATGCACCTAGAATCAATTTTAAATGAATCATAGTACATTGGGTATCCAATCCACATACACGCCTTATACAGCCTATAAACACCCATGAATAATAGTCCAAAATAATTTTAAAAAATCCATATTAAGAGTAAAAATAAAATGACTTTATAGGTGGATTGTGTTATAATAGAGTCATAGGAAAGGAGGTGTACATAGTGCTTGAGAAAGTGGGTATAACAATTGCTTTCCTTATTCCTAAATAAAAAGCGTACACGCAAGCGCCTCCGTAGCAAGAGACAACGCAAACGTATACGCAGATAACACGCTAAAGGGGATTAATTCCCCTTTAGTCACTACCCATATTATAACATGGACAAGCACATTGTAAACATGAAACGAATCTCATTGTGGTTTACGAACATAACATTTGTTGTTTTATTTTTATTGTTCCTCTTCATCAAAGATTGCTTCAGCAGCGGAACACAGTCGCTTATTACGGCTACCTTCATAGTAACGTGTATCATTGTCATTTTGTTATGGATCGCTTACTTTGTATACGCCAAAAGAAGGTAAACAAATCTAGCTAACATCATGCTATACTAACCTTATTAGAGGTGAGCGGAATGGAAAATCAGATCCTTAAAGCAATACAGCAACTTGCCAAGGATGTTAACACAATTAAGCTGGACGTTAAAGATATTAAAGAAACGGTTAAACGGATCGAAGAAAATGAACCTGAAGAGGTTGTGTCCATGCTTAAAATTATTAACAAGAATATTGAAAGTGACCACCGATACAATGATAAGAAATTCTCTGGACTTGAAAGACGTATTCATGATCTTGAAGAAAGAATCAATAATTGAATTTCATATATGAGAAGGAGCGGTAAAAAATTTATCCGTTCCTTTATTTTTAATATTAAAGGGGGAAGTCTGTATTTATTATGAATAAAATTAAAATAATTGATTCCATAATGGGGTCGGGTAAGACAAGTTACATGATTCAAAAGATGAATGAAGCACCCAAAGAAGATAAGTTTATTTTTATTACACCATATCTTGATGAGGTAAAGAGGATAAAGGAAGCGTGTCCAGATAAGAAGTTTATTGAACCTAAGATACACAGCGTAAACGGAGAAACATTTTATAAGCTAGACTCATTACATAAACACCTTTCAGATAATAAGAATATAGCAACTACACACGCACTCTTTAAGATGGCAAATGAGACAACAAAAGAACTCATCTATTCAGGTAATTATACTTTGATACTGGATGAAGCAATAGAGGTTGTAAAGCAGTTAAACATATCTGCAGATGACCTGGATATGTTATTTAAAAATAACTGGATAATAAATAAAGACGATCGAATAATCTGGAATATGGAACAAGAAAAGAATATGCAAAGGGAATATGATGGAGAGTTTAAACACTTGAAACAGCTTGCATTAAATAACAATTTAATATTACATAATGATTCAGTCATACTCTGGAACTTTCCTGCTGACATATTCAAATTGTTTAAAGAAGTATACAACTTAACATATCTGTTCGATGGGCAGTTACAGAAGTATTATTATGATTTAAACAATATTCCTTATGAGAAATATATGATTAAAAAAGATAAGGGAAAATATAAGTGCGTGCCGTATGATTCAGCAGCAGACAAGCATATTAAGAATAAAATTAAAAACAAGATAAATGTATATGATGGTGATCTTAATAAAATCGGTGAAGAAAAGTACTCTTTATCAAAAGGATGGTACAGAAACAAAAGGGTTTTACATAAACGACTGCAGAATAATATCCTGAATTACTTTCAGAACATATGTAAGTCTAAATCAAACTTTAATATGTGGACAACGTTTATTGATTATAAACCAAGGCTTTCAGGCAAGGGATATACTAAGGGGTTCATACCATGTAATATCCGGTCTACAAATGAACATAGTCATAAAAATACACTGGTTTATGCTATTAACCGTTATTGTAATCCATTATTAGTTGAATATTTTAGCTCTAAGGATGTTAAAGTTGATGAGACTTATTTTGCCCTTTCAGAAATGATTCAATGGATATGGAGAAGTAGCATAAGAAATAATGATTCGATTTCAATTTACATTCCATCAAGAAGAATGAGGTTAATGTTTATTGATTGGTTAAATAATGATTTATAACCCTTATTGCAAATAAAGCAATAAATCATAAAAAAAAGTCAACTGTCCCAAGGGTTTGAGGGGTGTGTCCCTTAAAGGGGAAGAGGGGTAATAATTAAATAAAAAAATAATAAATTCGTCCGTAAAGTGCCTTTACGGCCGTCTCGTTTCAGCAAGCTGAACCTCGATAATATGTTCTTCTTTTTTAGAATAAAAATAAAATAACTATTGTTAATTTTAAATACTCATGCTATACTCTAATCAAGTTAAAGCAACAGTGAAGTGAATATACTTTAAGAATAAAAATAAAATATAATGTTTTAAGGGCGCATTAAACTTAAAAAATTTAAAGAGGAGAATACATAATATGAAGAATACCAATCTATATTTAATCAGGGAAAGTGAAAGAGAGCAGTACATGGATCGAATTGATGCCTTGGACAAAGTGAAAAAGTTAAAGATGCTAGGTGACAAAAAACATACCTCAATAAAATTCTTGTCAGAGTATTTCGGAATGAAAGTACCTACATTGACTACATACATTCACAGAAATAATGAGGTTTTGGTTGAAGATGGACTAAAGAAACTAGAAGGATTAGAGCTTGAAGGATTTAAGCATAAATATAATATGCCTAGGAAATTCATTAAGCTATATATCGTTCCTAAAAGAGCAGCTTTAAGATTGGCAATGATCCTTAAAAATTCAGATACAGCCATTAAGGTAAGAAAAGAACTCACAGACCAGGAGGAAGGTGATCAACAAGAAATTGTTCCAGCAGTTTTTCATGGAAGAAAAGAAGTTGTTGCGCCTCCTTCAAATACAAATGTGATTAAGGAAATGATGAAGTCGAACAATATGCAAATTCTACATGAAGTGAAGAACATGTTAACGCCGATTTTTAATATGCAGCAATCTGTGCAAAACATGACAGAAACCTCAACAAAAGAAATCTTTGATCTTAAAAACGAAATTTTGTCTTTGAAACATGAAAAGACTGGAACAAACAAACTATTAGCTGATAAAGACGACAAGATCAATAAACTTAGCAACAAAGTTAAAAGCCAGAAGAAAAGAATAGACAAGCTTCAAGAGCTTATAGCAAGTGAGTTGATTGATCATGATGAAGATGGTTCCAAATCAACAAAAGCGAAAAAAGAGGACAACCCTTTGAAAAACATAAAGTTAAAAATGGATCGGAACGGCAACTTGGAAAGGATGTAAAGACAATGACAAACGAATTATCAACAGAGTTCAAATATGATTTAGTCGATCAATCAACTGCTGATTTCCTTAAACAAAAAGAATTTAATATGCGCGAGATTGTAGGTAAAGCTTACACAGAATTAGGAAAAGAGTTGAAAGAGGCTCAGGATGCCTTAGCGAAGAATGGGTATGGATGCTTCCGAGAATGGGTGGAATCAATAGGCTTTAAAAAAGATAGAGCATATGGTTTAATTCAACGCTATGATTTGATTGTCGGAAATTCCGACAATCAAAGTATTATCGAAGACCTGCCAGTATCCTTAACTTACGAAATTGCAAAACCTTCATCAGAATCAACAGAATCAAAGAAACAAGCAAAGGAAGCAGTCCTAAATGGAGAAGTTAAGACATTAAAGGAATACAAAGAGCTTGAAGCTAAGCTGAGGAAAGCTGAAGAGGATAATAAGAATCTTAGTTATGAATTAAGCCAAGAAAAGAAGAACAGGACAGTTGTTGAAAAAGTCATTGATAACACTGACTACAAACAAATAGACACATTAAAAAAAGAATTAGAGTATAAAAATAAAAAATATGAAAACTTATCAAAACAAAAAATGATCTTAGAGCAACAACTTGAAAGGAGTGATGTGAAAGTAAAAGAATACGAGGAGCTAACAAACAAATTAAAGGCCGTAACAAGAGAACAGGATGATCTAGGGAGACAAGTTGAGGCCACTTCAGAGCTTTCTGAAATGGTTTGGGAGATTGAAAAACTACTAAAAGGTAGTTTAGCGCCTGTAAAGTATGCAAAGGCCATTAGGAATATGAGTGACAATCAAATTATAATGAACAATCTTGATTCTGTAATCGGGCATGTGGAATCCTGGTGCAAAGAAATGAGAAAAATTACGAATAAAAATAATATTATTGAGGTGGTTTAATATGGCGATTAATGAATTGGAATTGAACAAGATGTCAAACGGGGAAATTGATATGCTCATGGACAAGGTATTAAGTTTAAAAGTTAATAGATTAAGTGAAGATTTTATAAAAATGGCTGATAAACAAAAAGAGCTGGAACTTCAAGTTGAGCAGTTGTCTTTAAAAGAAAGTGAAAATGCAGAAGAAATTTCAAAGATGGAAGGCAAGTTTAAAGAATACGATGAAACATTCTTTACCTTCCAACATGATAAATCAGGAAAATTTCTAGAGTTTAAAAATGCTGCTAAAAGCAGAGTGTTTGATTATGTAAAACCAATTGGCAGTCCAGAACACCTTTTATTTTATAGAGGGTTGTTGATGCAATGCTATGGAAAAGTATCTGAAGCTCTAAATGTACCTAATACTTCGAGCATTAACATTAATGACTTTGAAGCTGCTTTGAAAATTGTTAAAAGATGGACACCGAGCAGAAAATATATTGACAAGAAAATTAACGAATACATAGCTATGCATGAAAATAATTCACTTCAACAAGAGAAAGTCAATGCTTTATTTACATATTTAGAAAAAACAGAAGAGGGAACAAAAGGGGGAATTATTTAGAATGACTGTAAAATTTAATAAACAACAATTAGAAGCGATTAATTTTTATAAAGGAGCTTGCGCAGTCATTGCAGGGGCAGGGAGCGGTAAAAGCACCGTTCTCCTTAACCGTGTTAAAACATTGGTGAGGGATTACGGTGAAGATCAAGAGGATATTTTAGCCATCAGTTTTACGCGTAATACTGCAAATGAGCTTAAGAAGAAATTACATAAGCAGAAATTAACTAGTGTGAATGTAGGTACATTTCATTCAGTATGCCGCAACATTCTTCTCAAAGAGGGAATTGAAATTAACGAGAAAAATACGATTAAAGAATGGCAGCGAGAAAACTGTTTTAAATCACTTGAAGAGAAACCAGACATTAAAGACATTACGGGTTTCATCAGCTACCAAAAGAACTTTTTAAGGGGCTACACAGACGAGTTTTTAATTAAAGAGAGTAAATATACCGAGGAGCAATTACGTCTCTTCTATAAGGAGTATGAGGCTTTTAAATCCAAAAACGGACTGTACGATTATGATGATTATTTATTGGAGTGTTACAAGGTGCTAAAAAACAATAAACATAAGTATACGTATGAATTTATTCTTGTAGACGAGCATCAAGATTCTAACTTAGTACAAAATCTCATTTTAAAAGAACTTTGCGCCTCTGGTAACATATTCTGCTTATTCGATTATAGACAAGCTATTTACACATTTAGAGGCGGCAATACTGAGTATTGTATGGAGTTTGAAAAGGATTGGGAAAACGCCACTGTGATTAACCTGGATACAAATTATAGATCAAATAAAAACATAGTTGATAACGCAAACAGCTTTATCAAGGAATACTATGGTGACTATGAACATTACGCAGACTCCGTCCCTAATATTCATAACAATGGCGAAATTCAAACACTAACGTATCAGGACAGAGAAGCAGAAGGTCTGAATACAGCTGATAAAATTGAAACATTGCTTAAAGCCGGTGAAAAACCATCAGAAATTTGTGTCCTTTATAGATTAAACTCTCATTCTAGCTATGTTGAGAATGAATTAAAAAGGCGTGAAATTGAATATGATATTACTAATAATGGGAGCTTTTTCAAGAGAAAAGAGGTAAAAGGGATTGTAGCTTATTTAAGATTAATTCGTGATCCACATGATGATGCAGCCTTTCGAGATATTTTCACACTAAGGAATGATCCATTTCGTTATTTTAGCAATAAGAATTTAAAAGATGTTGAGTCATTTGCCGGACAAACAAATATGTCCCTATATGAGGCCATGTTAAATTTGAGATTTGATCGTCCGACTCAAAACGATAATGTCTTGAAATTCCAAAGTATGATTAATAAACTCCAAATGCAAGTGCTTAAAGGGATTGCCGTGGAAGAATTGATCGACAATGTAGTTAAAACTTTCAGAATGAATGATTACATAGAAGAGAAATACCTCGATGAAGATGAGATAACTGACAGAAAAGAATCTCTCAATACCATGAAGAAATTTGTTAAGAATAATAACTTAGAGCAGTTCATTAATTTTGTATACGGCAGCAAGCCAAGTAAAAAGAAAAATGAAAATGCCGTGCGATTAATGAGTATTCACGCAAGCAAGGGTCTAGAATTTAAACATGTGTTTTTAATTGGGGTTGAAGATGGTAAGTTTCCTCATAGAAAAAGCGATCTTTTAGACGAAGCAAGATTATTTTATGTCGGCGTAACAAGACCTAAGGAGAGCCTGTATCTTAGTCAAATTGGTCACTGTAATATGTTTTTTGATGAGTATAGGCAACATGAGCTTGTTTGCTAACAATCAAAATAAAATGCATATTTTAAACAGAATGGAGAGATTAAAATGAATAAATTGTATTCAGTTAAAGAAGTCGATACTCATGATCATGAAATTGATTGGTACGAAGGGATGCTCGACCTAGAAGACTCAGTGAGGTAAGACAAAGATATAATTCTATAAAGGGACGAATGGTGCTAAGAAAAAATTTATTAAGGTATGCCCAGATTGCAGACAAGAAATGAACCAAATAAGGAGAGATAAAATGAAAATCATAAACAATCCATTAACAATTGAAGAAATCAAGAAAAGAGCAGATGAAAATAATTTTATTGGTGGAGTAGTAATTGTAAGAGCTAGTGAAATGTTCAACCACACGTATGAAGATTTCCTCGATATCCTGTCAAAAAGATTAGTAAATAGAATTACTTTAAGGGATATTGAATGGGAAATTGTAGGTCATAATGATGGTGGTTCTATTCTTGTTGAAGTTTCAGGAGATGTATCCGGCATTATTAAAAAGAGAAATTAAAAAACAAAAGTAGTATGTTTATATTGCTCTTCTGAACATTTCAGCGGTATTATGGCGAAATTTTCGATAGATAGAAACAAACTTATGTTTCCCTCTTTTTTCAAGAGATAAGTAGGGGAAACGTCGTGTGTGTTGGATCGTTGTTCATCACAACTTAATAGCTCTAAATTAAGGTAAAGCAACAATTTTATACAGGAGATGATGAAGTAATGGCAGTAATGAAAGAAGTATCAATAGAAGAATATGATTTATTTAGAAAATGGTATTTAAAGTATACCAATAGCAGAGTCTTAAAAACAAAACAGAGGGCAGGGTTTACGGTCAATATCGCAACAGGCGAAAGGGTAGAGCATCCTAACTCACTTGCGTGGTGACGGTTTAAAACCTAAAAAGTAAGGGGAGATCCTATGAAGAGTAGATATAGAAAACACGTAGATAAATTGGTTAAGAACAGTCCTATTGTCGGGTTCTCACAGACCGAGGTTTTCGAAAAGAATCAATTGATTAATACTAATGAACTGAAAAAACTAAATAAATATGCAGGACTAGAAAAAGACGACTACGCAGACATGAGGTACAGAGATTACCGAAAGCAAATGTACTCAGACTTACTTCTGTTTGTTGATAATTATTTTGTTTGCGGAAATCATGAGTATGTCTACTTACTGGTTCCTACTAAAGAAAACCAATATAAAGTAACTGAAAAAGAATCGTTAAATGAGTGGTCGAGAAATTACTGGAATAGGGAAGATCCTAAAAATGAACGGGATTGGTGTTATTTTGATGAAGATACAGTGGATTTATTTAACTATATTACAAATAAATTCGATAAAAGTTTAAAAAATAAGATAACTAGATATAATTTCATGTAGTTGCGGGAATTACGCATATGGGCGCATAGGCGCCTTTTTATTTATATATTTACGGAGGTGCGTCCGAATGCATAACGGCTTTTATTACTGCTATTCTGCGAATCTATACGAATTCCTGCGCGACCATGACCAACGCTATATCTGCGTAGGCTTAAACGAAAATACTTTACGGAAGTTTTGGCAATATGCGCGAACGCCCGAACTCGATCGTTTATTGACGGAGTGGCAGCGCCGCAAGCCGGCTTAAGTCGAATATTATTTAAGTGGAGGACGATTATATGAGCGATAAAGCGAAGGCCCTACCGTTTGATACTGCGGCGGGCTATACGGGCATACCTAACGTTATTCTTACGCATTATCAATACTTTCCGAAGCTGAACGGTAACGCCGTGTTGGTATACGCGTTTCTGCTGAAGTTTTATAACGCGGACTACGGTTACGCCTTTCCGACGCAAGAACAGGCGGCTAGGGCGCTGGCTATAAGCGACTCAACGTATCGTAACGCGGTCAAAACGCTAGTCCAGGCGCAACTTATACAGACGGTAGAGAACGGAGGCGGCGCGAAGAATCTCGTCTATTATTTCCGAAAGCCGATCGAAGACGAATCCGAGTTTTTTCGCATGTTTCCGGAAGCTGCCGAGAATAAACGGAAGCAGGACGCGATATGGTCGAATATAGGTGCGAAAAGGAAAGCTCGCGTGGTATAATTTTACTATATCGGAGGTGAGGCGAATGGGAGAATTAAATCCGGGCGCAGGGCCGCAATTATACGGAATGCCGCGAGGAGCTAGTCCGTTAGAGGGTATCGTTAGAGGAGCATAAAACGAAAAAGGACGCCCGTTAAGGCGTCTTTATTTTTGCGTTTAAATATTCTTTTTCATTCCGCAACGTCGGCACTCTCGAAGAAACTTCCCGTGCTTAACCGAACTTTTAAATAGCGTATAGTCGCAGTTGTCGCAACGACCGTATTTTACATCAGGATACTCTTTGTAATCATAAACGATTGAAGTATCATACCCGTTTGTTTCGTATTTCTCTTCCACAAGATCACCTACATAATTTATTCAACATACTCAAGAATACCAAATTTCGTTCGATATAGGGAGGGAACAAATGATTGGATTAGCTTATTTTTTAATTATCTGGCTTGGAGTTGGATTATTGACCGGCATTAAGTTTATTTTTGTTGATCAGGTCTATGATGAAGAGTTTAAAGAACTCATGGATAAAGAAACAGCAGCAGGCATGGAAAGAAATTTGGCCAGCCTGTTTTTCAAAAATAAGCTTAATGTGATTGCTTTTTTCATGTTAATCGGTCTGCTGCCATTAATAATGAGGATTACAAAATTATTTAAAAGAGGTTGATTTATGCCTTTGATTGATTATTTTTATGTATTGCAGTTTGAAAACAAAGAATACTTCAAATCATTTAAGTTAGATGAGGACGGCTATTTGACATCTAGCGACCTCCACAGCGCTTCTAAAATGCATAATATGTTAGAAGTCATCGAGGTAGCAAGTGAGCTTAAAACGAAGTGTAATGTGCAATGTGAGGTAAGGGAAATTCAAGTTGTGACTCGGTAAGGAGTGTTAATGTGTATTGGATAGAGTGGATTGAAGGTGGGGAAAAGAAAAGCATTGTTGCTGAAGGATGGATTGAATGGGCTGCTATACTCGAAGACCTATATCAAAAGCGGTTTGAGTTTGTTGAATGGAAGCGGCTTTAAAAAAAGGATAGAGATATGAGAGACATATTTTAAAATGTAGCGAAAGAAGGAATGGGTAGAATGGAAATTGATCTCAAGGATTTTGAACATCAAATTGAAAACAGTAATTCAGCGATTCTCTTAGGTAATGGTTTTAGCGTGAATTTTGACAGATGTTTCCTAAATATATACGACAGGCTATACGCTGCGCACTTAAAATTGGTTTCAAAAGAGATACAGTATATTTTAAAAGATTCAAATCAAAAATTTAAAAATAAATTCAAAAACAATTATTTGAATGTTTTGAGAAAGCATAGGTTTTTTAGCGAATCAGATGTGCATGGACTATTTCAAGATGGTTTGAAATTTGCAAACACTATATACAAGAACGAAAAATTGATAGATGAACTAATCCAAAAAAATCGTATTACAAAATTGGTTTTTGATTTCAGTCAATTAGATGTGTTAAGAAATATATGCGAAGTGGGAAATCTTAAAGGCTACAGCTCAATCAATATTGAAAATTGGACTGTTCTAATTTATTTTTATTTTATTATCAAGGATTTGGAATATGGAAGACACTTTTTACCACAAGAAAATTCTTTCATAAATGCAATTGAGAATGGTGATGTGGCTTCATATTCTTTAATAAAGTCAGAAAATGATAAATTTCTAGAAAAAACTATTACGAATGGATTCTCACAGTACTTACGTTTTCTCTTTCTAATCGCAATTTACTCGGATGGAAAGGCATTGGACATCGAATCCTTAGAAAACACCAAAAATCTGAATTTAAAAAGTATCATTAATTTTATTGAAAAATTTGATGCTATTTTTTCCTTGAATTATGATCACATCGCTGACCTTTTGCTTCCAGACAGATTAATAATACATCCACATGGAACTTATGTGAAAGAAAAAAAGGAATTTAATTATCACCAGAGTATAGGATTTATAGACAAAACAGGACAATATATAAGTTGCTCTGATTTGGTAATTGGAGATTACTTTAATTACAAAATAAAATACCCTATTATTTCTGATTCAGCGATGAAAATGAGCATATATAATAAAAGAAAGCCACGTTTTATGGAAGATTTCCTTGAAGAATCCAAAGAAAAGAGTGTGGAAACGTTTGTTTTCTTTGGAATTAATATCGAAAACGATTATCATATTTTAAGAAATATGATAATCGTTTTATAGAAGGAAAATTTCAGATCCTCGCATAATATTCTGTTACTTTAATGATTTTGATAAAGAATCTTTTGATAAAATGTTTGAAAAAGTTATAACATTTGACGATGATATGAGTGGTTATTCAAAAAATATAAAAGTGAATTATATAAAAACAACAATTTTATTGGAGGAATACTTTAACTCAAGTAGCTGTGTCAGATGACAGCTACTTAGTTGAATTAAAATAAGAATTTCATTGATTTAACAACAAATAAAGAATAAAAATAAAATATATACTTGAAATTCTGACAACTATGAGGTATATTATTAACAAGGGAAGTGATAAGTGAATAAAGGGGGGAGACAAGTTGAAATTAAAGCAGATGATTAAGAACGAATGTGAAAAAGATAATCAGCTTGCAGCTCGACTTGCTAAATTGGCTGGTTATGAAAAAGTAAATGGTTTTTATAAGTTTGTGAACACCCCAGAAAAAGAAATGGAAAACTTGGGTGGATTAATTACGATTGTAAAAAACTTGTTTCCTGATAATGAAGAGCAACTTTTAAGTGAATACTTCTTAGAATTAGACCCCAATAAAAAATGTGCAAGGCAATCAGTTGAATACTCAGATATAAACCAATGGGACACACTTACTGATAAGATTATCATTAATTTATGCAACTCCACTAGTGTCGCATTAAAATAATTCAACGATTTATAAAAATCTAAATTTTCAGTAATTTTATCTTTGCATAAAAAAAGCCTTTATAATGGTAGGGCGGTAATAAACCATCCAAATCCAAAATAAAGGACAATAAGCATGGATAAGTTTACACGAAAAACATCATTTGAACAATGGTTTTCACCGATTTTCTCCACAAAACTCGAGGAATTGGTTGAAAGCTATCAATTAAATTACTATACAAAGAAGCTACATATTGCGTCATTCTTGAAATTGTTCGTATTCGCTCAGCTCAATGAAACCGAGAGTCTGCGTGCAGTCAGTGAGACATTATTTTCTGACGAGCTTCAAAAAGCGACGCATTTAGAAGCGATTAGCTTTTCGCAGCTCGGACGCCGATTAAATCAAGTGCCGACTGAAGTGTTCCAACAGGTATTTTTGGATTTAGTTGCCCAAATTCACGAGAAATCAGAGCAGCGCCGAGAAACGACAACACCACTGAAAATTATCGACTCGAGTACGTTGCCATTGAACTTGAAAAACCATAAGTGGGCTGAATTCCGTAAAACAAAGTCGGGCATCAAGCTTCATTTACGTCTTGTTTACGCAGAAAAAGGCTGTTCCTATCCAGATAAAGCGGTGCTGACAAACGCGAAAGAACATGATCGTGGTCAGCTGGAAGTACTCGTTGACGACAAAGAATGCATGTACGTCTTTGACCGGGGTTACTTGGATTATGAACGATTTGACCGCATGACAGACGATGGGTATTTCTTTGTGTCACGCTTACGAAAAAACGCTGTCATTCGTGTAATCGAGCCATTTAAACTGCCTGAAGACTCGCTTGTGTTTTCAGATGAAATGGTTTTGATTGGTACACCACAAAACCGTGCAGAAAACGCTTTTCGCCTCATCAAAGTGCTCGATTCAAAAGGAAACGAACTGCATCTGATCACAAATCGATTTGATTTAAGCGCTGACGAAATCGCTGAGTTATATAAGTCGCGCTGGGCAATCGAGCTATTTTTTAAATGGCTGAAGCAGCACCTGAACATCAAAAAGTTCTACGCGCAGAGCGAACAAGGCGTACATAATCAAGTGTATATCGCAATGATTGTATATTGCCTAAATGTACTGGCACAGCTGAACACGAACAGTTCAAGGACGTACTTACAAATTAGTCGCTTACTCAAAGCGGCACCATGGAAATCCGCTCATTTATGGCTACGAAAAATCGTAGGGAAAACCGTGCCCTAAAGAATTTCACAGGTCTGTTGCACTCGTCAAAGATTATAGTAAAAAAATGGATGTTAACTACCTCTATTCAAATGTCTTTGTTTTTCTTCTCATGAGTAAAAACAAGAAAGCAGAAAATTCAGTCAAAATTTATGCAACACTAGTGATGCAACTCTAAAAATTCCACTAGTCAAGAGTGGGGGAAAGTCTACAGCTTACATAGAAAACTAAACAAAAGTGAAATCAGTTTAAATGATGCAATTAGGGAAACTGGCAAATGTAGAATAAAATCTGCTGAAATGCTCTTCTTTTCAAATGCAATGCTTATGTATGAGTATTTAAGCATTGGTGAATTTGGATTAATGAAAAGTACTTCAAAATTGTTAGATTTTGATGATTTACCCGAAGGGTTCATTAAAGAGTCATTCAAAAGCAGAGTGTATATGCTCAAAGCGAACATAAGTTTGAATGAAAATAGTTTACTAGAAGCGAGACAACATTCTAACCAGGCAATTGAAAAATCTAACGTGAACCGTATTTGTTTTTTTGCATATTTAACAATTGGCAACACTTTAATTTTTGAGGATTATGATAAGGCTAAAAAGGCGTACATTAGAGGTTTAGAATATGCTAAAAATTCAGTGTACCAAGAAATGCTTGATGGTGCGTTGTGCTTTTTGTCAAATGTTTGGAAGCAAGAAAATCATTGGGTAAATTATAGCTCTGATAACATTAAATATTTGCAATTAAGAGCTTTCTATTACATAAATCAAGGTAACATTGAGGAAGCCACGGAAATTTTAGATGAGCTGTCATCAAGAGAGCAAGATGAAAATGAATTAGGATTCTACTTTTACTACAAAGGATTAATATCTCAGGATAAGACAGACTATTATAAATCAATACGATACTTCAAAAAATCAGATGATAAATATTTTATACAATTGCCATTACTTCAACTCGAACAAATGGGAGCTGATCTTGAACTATTAAATCTTATCTCAATTTAGGTTTGACAAATTTGAAAGGAGGTGAGAATATTGAAAAAAGTATTTTTTGGTTTAGTAATTCTTACGGCCTTAGCAATTTCATTTGTTGCTGGACAACAGTCAGTAAGCACAGCATCTGCTTCTGATGTAGTAACTGTTGCAAGTGCAATCCGTGGTGCTTAATTTAATAATTTAATAGCTAATACATAATACTGTCATAGACGTTTGATCCATTGGATCAGGCGTCTTTTCTAATTTTAAGGAAAAGTTCCAGAACTTCTAAAACTGAAAAATGAGAACATGGGGGAATTAGAATGAAAAAACAATTAGGACAAACATTTTCTTATGAAGAAATGGCAAAAGGGTACGAGGAAATGGCAGCAATCAATTCAATAATTGCACAAGAGGATAGTCACCTTGAGAATGAAGCGGAAATGGCTAGATCACGACATAAAACCTTGGCTTCCTAAACAGAATGAAACTAAATAAAATGGACATTTTAAACACATCGAGCACATGTGTTTATTTGTCTAGAATAAAAATAAAATTAATTATTGCATAATCTGTTGGCAACGGATATAATGAAGATACATAAGATAACGTTGTTGGGAGATGGGACTATGGAAGAATCAAATAAAAACGAAGAGTATAAGGTTACTTCATTAAGACAGTATCAATACATAAAACAACTTAAGAGCTTTACTCGTGTTAATCTTCATATGGAAGATCCAGATGTGTTTACACCTAATAATGTTACTACAATGAGAAGAAATCATAAAGAGCATATGCTTATTAAGGATCAAAATAATACAATTAAATGCATATAAGGAGAATGAAAATAAAATGACTAACAATAAATATTATACTGAGGAAAATAAAAAGAAAGTCTGGAAAAAGCATATGATTGTTTTGAAATTCTTAAAGCAACCAGGAATATCAGAAGCATATCTTAATTACTTGCAGGAAGAAATTCATAATGATGAATGGATAGGGTTTGAAAATGAGTTTTTTGAGGAACTGACTGGTAAACCTGTGATAAATGTAGGGGACAAGATTAAGGCGACAAAACAATACTCAGCTGTTCATTGAGCAAGTATATACTTAAAGTAGGTGTTTTATTGAATTTATCTATTTTGATTAAGTTGCTAGATGGTTATGACTTAATGAAGCAAATAGAAATCTGCAATGCAAATATTATGCTGCTAAGAAGCTTTAAGCAAGATACTGATTGGTTAAAATTGTGGTATGATAATTATTTAATGGATAAAATTAAATGAGGTGGAAACCTTGGAAGTGAAAAAGCAAACACCATCTGTTAGGGATTACTCCATTTTTAATGACATAAATAGATGGTTTGATGAATTAGATTTGAGAAATAGGGATGACAAATCAGCATTTATTGAAAAGTCTAATACTAGAACCACCTATGAAAGGCATATTAGAGAATTCTTTAATTATCAAGTTGGTAAGGATATTGAATATTTAACTGAAGAAGATGTAATAATTAAAAAGAATGATTTAATGGATTATAGGACTTATTTGGCTAAAAATAAAAATAATACAAATGCTACGATTAATAATAAAATCGCAGCACTGAAAAGTTTAATTAAATCCTTGGAGTCAGAACACGACTGTGAATCAAGCGTTTTTAATTTTAGACCATTGCCGACAGAGAAGAATCCAGCTGGTTCATTTGAGGGGATTCCTGAAGCTGAAGAGTTTGCAGAAGCTGCATTTATCCATGAGAGACAGAACAGGTTAATGAAAAAGCTCTTTATTTTATTTAGTGTACGCACAGGAGCAAGAAAATCAGAAGTCTTACGAGTAAAATGGGAAGACATAACGTATTCATCGAAGCACGATTGTTACTTAGTCAATTTCAAGAAGACTAAACAGAAGAAAGCGAGACCAGTAGGTATTTCTAGCTCCTTTTATGAGGAGTTGTTAACACTCAAGAATGAGTATGGTGAGCATGAGCTGATCTTTCATAAATTAACTGTAGACTCAATTAATGATATGTGGCACAGAGTTTGCAGAGTGTTAAATATTCCACAGGAAAGAAATCTTAGGCCACACAGTTTACGTAATACAGCCACTAATTTTTCTTATAATGTAAGCGGAGACATTAAAAAGGTGGCAGCATTTTCAGGACATAAAAACATCAATGTGCTAAATGATCATTATCTAAATAAGGAAAGAGATTATTCTCAAGATCCTGGTGTTATAATTGATCAAGATATAGATATTGATTTCCTGGATACTGTTACATTAGACCAGTTTAGACAGTTCTTTTTAGATTGTGATGTTTCCACTCTAAAAAAGCTCAAAAAATTTTTAGAATTAAAATAAGTGATATAAATAATCATATAAATGCTTTACTTGTATGTTAATGTAATGATAAATTTAATATGATTATGTGTGAGGTGATACTGTGGTTCAGGATCTGTTGACAACAGATAAGCTTTTAAAGCTTAAAAATAAAATAGAAGAAGTTGCATCTGATATTAAACATGATTCCAGAAAAGTAAAGGAATTAAAAGCAATCATGGGAGCGCAGTATAAAACGCTGCCTGGTTATGTACAAGAAATTTTGAATAACAATGATAATAATATTCAACGCTTGAATGAAAAGGAAGTTTATATTTTCTCTAAAGAACTACACAAACTTACTGGCGTAGCCGCTTTAGACCCTTTGAGTTATTTTCCACCAAGGCTGGCTAAGGAGTTAGAGGGCGGAAGAATTTTTGCCGGTGAAGAGGTTCTAACACTTCCTTATACATTTAAAAACGTAATAAAAATAAATGAAGATAATTATGTGACTTCAATTACTGCGAAAGAATTAAGTGAACTATATAATAGCTCAATACTACAATACAACTATAATACTCAACGGGAAGGCAGATTCATTAAGGGAAGCTTAATACCTGTGCCAAAGACTAATCCTAAATCAGTTGAAGAGATTAAAGAACTTTTTAAAAAGGGCGACTTAATCGTGTCTATGTTTACATTTAATGCACGGTTTGGCACATCAGATGAGGATGAAGAAATTGAGTACAATCCAAGCGACCTAAGCTTAACTGTTACTAAGGGTACATTAGTTGATGTTCTAGATGGTTACCATAGAATATCTGGAGTTGTTAAAGCTATTACTGAAGCTCCTGAATTAGATCAAACCTTTATTTTGAATATCTTAAATTATACTGAAGAAAAAGCAAAACGTCATTTTGCCCAAATGAATACAATAAATCCTGTTGAGAAATCAAGGATTGAAGAACTTGGTCAAAAACGCTATTCTTCCACTATTGTTGAGCAACTTAAATATAATAGTGAACTCAAAGACAAAATTAGTGTACAAAGTGAAATTGGTATGAGTAGTCCATTCTTGGTTACTTATTATACACTTTCTGAAGCAATTGACGATGCTTTTGAGATCAATTCACGGAGAGACGCTATTCAATTGTCCAAGTATTTAAGGGACTTCTTTGCTGAGCTTTTTTATGCTTTTCCAGATGATTTCCTTGAAGATGATCTTAGCGAGTCAAGAAACAGATCATACATTAACTATAATGCTGTATTTTATGGATACATTTATTTGGCCAAAAAAATGCAAGAGAATGGCACACCACTAGCTAAACTAGCAACGATACTACAGCAGGTTGATTTTGATAAAGGTAAGACATTCAAGGAGTTAAGCAGCAGAAATTATGAAGAACAATTAAATGCTGCTATGAAGAAAAAACTGAAAAAAGTTTTCTATGATGAAATTGATGTTCGTTAGGCTAAAGGAGAAATAGATATGAGTGAACTATACAATGCTGAAATTAAAGAAAAGTTCTTAGAAAGATATGAAAGTGAAGCAACAAAAGAGCTTTACCGATTAAAACTCAGAGATTTTTCTTTTACAGAAAGGATTTTGGATAAAGACATATTTAATTTCTCTCTAGAGGAACTACGCACTTTATTTTTTGACTTAGATAGCAAGTCACTTGAATCATTAAGGGGTGCACGTGCTGTTATTGGTCAATACACTACATGGGCAATGGAACATGGTCTAGCAAATAGTAACATCAATAAAGTATACGAAATAAAGGACGAGGATTTAAAACAGTTTATAGATAAGAACAAAAAGACATTGTTTACGAATAAGGAAGTAGAGGAATACGTTAGCTATTTATTCAATAACCAAGATAAAGCTATGGTTCAAGCTGTATATGAGGGCATAGACGGATATCAGCATTCTGAGTTAATTAACTTAACAATAAATGATTTACTTGATGACAATAAGGTAAGACTTCAAGATGATAAACATGGCGAACGAATAATTGAAGTCAGCGAAAAATGTCATGAACTACTTAGGTTAGCATATGAGCAAAACACTTACCATTTAAATAATGGATCAGCGTCAGGTAAATTGAGGTTTGCTAATTTAGTACGAAATGAACACATTTTTAGATTGAAATATAAAAGTCCAGATCAAAGTATGCAAGCGGATAAGTTCTTAGTACACAGGTCTTTTAAAACGTTTCAGAAGATACTGGAAGAGCCTTATTTTACTCCGAAGAACTTAGCTAATTCAGGGAAGTTGAATATGGCATATAAGATATATAAGAAAAATAAAGAACTAACTGTACCAGATTATAAAAAAATAACTGCTCAATATGGATTTTTGAATGAGAATGCAAAATTTGCTTCACAATCTTTAAGAAAAGTTGTCAATATGGAGAACATAGAAAAGTATTGCATTCAATCAGAAAAGATTGCTGATTAATTAATCCCTTGATAGGGATTAATCTTACATAACAAAAAGAATAAAAATAAAATAACCAACATAAATATGAGCTGAATCGTGACATTTAAATATTAGATGGTAGGATTTTGTTCGTATTTTCAGAATTCGACAAAAGTAGACAAAGACAATAGGGGTAATTTGTGGTAAAATAAGACTATACCCTAAAAAGGGTACAGGGAGGTTCGCTAGGGCGAAATTCCTAGCGATTTTCAATGTTTGATTTTCCATTCATAGAGGTCTTCGAGGGTACAATTTAGCGCTACAGCTATAAGTTTGGCTGTTCGAATGTTCATAGAAGGTCTAACGCCATTAGCGTAATCACTTAACCTTTGGGTACTGATACCAGTGATACGCGAAAGTTGCCCCAATGAAAGCCCTCTTTTTTGAAGGAGATCTGGAATCAAACATTGTCCGAATTCCACTTCTAGCATCGGACAACCTCCTGATTTTATGTATGCTCCTTATCTTACTATATCAATTCTTACCTGATTTTTAAATGATCAAAAAAGAATTGCAGACTAATAGGCAAAAGGGTATAATTATTTTGATCTAAAGAGAACGTATGTTTGGTCAATTACTACCAGAGAGAGGGAAATTAATGAAGGAGTTCATTGTACAAGGGGATTTTAGTATTTCTTATCATGGACGAATCAAAGCAGAGAATGAAGAACAAGCTATGAATTTAGTTATTGCTGTATTAACAAAAAAACTGAGAAATAAAAGCGGGAAAATTGGGTTTTTAGAGAGAGGACAATCAAATTACAGTCATTTATTTGATGTTGATATAAATTCAACAGAAGATGCTGAAATTAGTGCTTCTTATGTTGAAGAGATCGATGAAATGTTTGATGAATCACTCGAAGAATACAAGAACTCAGAATTGTTTACAGCAAAGTGAAATTCACACATCTTGTCAGTCATCATGAGAGATAAAAAATTGATGGCTTTATAGTCAGACTGGAGTTTAAAAATGAAACTGGACATTGAAATTGATATGAGAGATAACTTAGCAGCAATTATCTTTAACGTTGGATCTGATAACATATCAAGTGGAGAATATTACATAGAAATTGACTTTCAGAATAAAGGCAATAAGTTAACGTTGAGGATTGACAGGGCTGCACTGTTGGATCTTAGAGATAAAATTAATGAAACTCTGTGGAAATTGGACGATGCTAAAACAGTATTAAACAGTGGCTTTACTATGTAAGTAAAGCTTGTTTTTTAAACAAATTAAGAATAAAAATAAAATTAATATTTACATATGATCCCATGAACTGTATAATTCAAATCATAAAGATACTAAAGAAAGGAGATGTCGCTTTTATTTGATTAATGATCCGCAGAATAAAGAAATAAAAAACATGGTCATGAAAAAATTTTTAAAGGTTTTTGCTTCATGCAACAGAGCTTTACATAACTTGAATAAGGATGAAATAAGAAAGACCATTGGTGATTTGGACTTTGTTAAGGACAACCTCGAAGAAATACAGTTTATTTTAAAGGATATTGTTTTTACAAATGAAGAGAGAAAGAATGAAATCATTAAGAATCAAAATAAAATGTAAGTTTTATCGAGATTCAAATTGGAGGGGGATATCACTTGGAATTATCATTAGATGAATTGAAGCTCTATCTTAAACCATTAGTGTTTTTCGGTGAGTTAAAACTTGAAATCAGTGATTATGAAGAAGGTAAGAAAATTGAAGTGCTGGATCATGATGAAGGGTCTTTAATTAATTTAGAAGGCCAAACGATTAACGAAAATTATGTGTGTACTACATGTAATTGTACTTTATATACCGATGAAAATAATGAAGTATGTTTCATAGAGCATCCGTATGGTGCAATCACAGCTGTAAATAAAGATCAAGTGATTCATTTAACTAAGCTAATTGGAGCAATCATAAATACGGATGAGGAGGATCCAGTTGAATGAACACAACATACAGAGTTTGGGACGGCGAGCAGATGTATCATTACGGCGATGAAGGCATATGCCTTTCCATCGGTGAACTTGGTTCGATTGACGGGAAAGTTTTTGGGTGGTCTTTATGGTTAGAAGGTTATGGCGTGATCGCACACAGCGGAGACGGAAAATCCGTTCTCATGTGGGGAACAGGGTTGAATGATAAGAACGAAAAAATGATTTATGACAAGGATTTCATTTTGGATCATGACACTGATACAAAGTTCGTAGTTAAGTATGACAACAAGCAAACTGGTTTTTATCTTGATATAGGTATCGGAAATGGTAGTGGTGCTTTCATGGCAGGTGATCTTGAAATCATCGGAGACGTTTATCAAAATCCTGAGTTATTGGAGGGCGCGGAGTGAGTATGAATTCTATTGATTTGCTATTTGAAGATAATATGAAACTAAACCAAAGAGAAAAGTTCCTCAAAAATGGTATTCCAAGCCATACGAAGAAATTCAAGTGATGTTTGAAGAAGAAGTGAATTTAAAAGAAGATCAAATTCTGGAATTAGCAGAATTAGCGGGAAGAGAATGGAAAGGTCTTCAATTAAGCTTTAGCAAATGGGCGAGGTTTTCTCCGTTGATGTTTAATTGGTCATTGGTGCTATCGAAAAGGTTTAGAGATCCGGAAGATGCAAATAAATACGGATACCTGAGATCAGTTGAAGAATTCTTTGAAAGCTATGCTGCAAAGAAGTGATTAAAAGATGCATTTTAAACTAAATTAAAAATAAGTGGAGAGTGATTAAGGTGGGAAAAGACATTAAAAGTGAGCAAATTGAAGCAACCATTAACGAAAATAACGAAATGGGAGTATTTGAACACAGAACTATCCGGGAACAACACATGTACCGGGATGAGATTTTGGATCGGATAAAAGCTGTTCCTCTTCTAGGGAGCTCTACAGAGATAACAGTTGAGATGGCAGCGGAGTACTACATGGTTCCTGTTGATACGATTAAAACTGTCATCAAAAGAAACAGGAATGAATTTAATGATTATGCTGAAATAAGAGTTTTGAAAGGTAAGAGTTTAAAAGAATTTTGTCAGGTTCATGATGAACCTCGCAAATTAATAAGCCCAAAAGTCAGAAGTTTGCAAATCGTTAATCGAAGAGGCCTGCTTAGACTAGGTATGTTGCTTACTGAATCAGAAGTCGGGAAATCAATTAGACATTACTTGTTGAATGTAGAGGAAGCAACTCCAAAGCAAATTGCTATCTGGGCAGCACAAAGAGAAATTGCAAGAACAGAAAGAAAACAACTCACAGATGCAATTAAGGAGTTTTATGAAGGAAATATGAAGGATTCTCATGCATACACAAACTTTACCCAACTAGTGTATATGGTGTGTTTTGATAAAAACAAAAAGGGTCTAATGGAGGTATATGATTTGGATGAAAAGGATCAGCTAAGAGATGCGATGACTACAGAAGATCTTAGAAAAGTCGTACAGGCTGAAAAAGCTATTTCAGTATTGGTTCAATTGGGCAAAGATTACGCAGAGATCAAAGATGAGCTGTTAAAAAATAAGCACAAGTTTCAATAAAAGTAAAATTTTATAGAGAGTGGAAAATGGAAATGGAGGAAATGATTTTGCTAAAAGAAATAACAATATTTGATTTAAATAAAATCATACCTGGCACAAAAGTTAAAGTAACATGGTACAAGGGATCAGAGATGGAGTATACACATCAGGGTGAAGTTATCATTAATAATGGGGAAAAGTTTTATTATAATTACGTTGATAAAAAAGGATATGTAGGTCACTGTCATGTAAACACACTTGATTTGAAGAACTATCCTGACAGTCTAATTGTTGAGATTAAATCAAAATAAAATTGAAGTTTAATAAGAAAAGAATTCAATAAAAAAGGAGAGTTTTTAGTGAACGTAAAGTTACAAGGCTACTTTAAAGAATTAGACACAAATCTAAAGGAATTAGGGATGTCTGATTCATCAGTTGAATATGCACTGCACATTAGGGATAAATTCGATAAGGTCATTTATAGCTTAAATGAAATAAAAAACTATTTAGGCGGGGAAGACATGGCCCGCACATCAGATAAATATTTTCAATAAAAAGACTGTTTTAAAGGAAGGGGAAAAACATATGAAGTTTAAAAATAAAAACTGCGATGAGATTCATGTTGAAATCAATGGGCAAAGAATTGATGTAAATTCACTTCAAGAAGGCAGTGTAACTCTAGAACGATATAAAAATATTAGAGCAAATTCTGATGGATTTGAAGCACTTTATCCCAAACTAAATGATGAAGCGCTTATACACGTTGCTAAGAACCACCTCAAGAACATCCTTTTAAAGAGAAAGCCAGTTACATATGAAGAGTCATTAGCAGCGTGTATTGCTCCAGAACTAATTAAACGATTGGAATTAAAATAAAAGTATTAATTTATGCTGAATGGAGGTCAAAAGGATAGGCTACATCAAATACGTAATTGAAATCGCCTGGTTTAACTTAGTTTGGTTTAAATGGCACCTTGGAGCGGACATAAGCATTTTTGACAGCTGCCGATGGAATACATATAAATGTATAAAGAATAAAAATAAAATAAGTGGAGGTTATTTGAGTGATAAAGACGAATCTGCATAGCAACCACGTTGATGAAATTATAGGTGAGTATTACGCTGCTAAAGGATATTCAGTTCAGAGTATTGATCGCCAAGAAAATGGTCAACTCATTGTTGTTACGCAGCGAGTAAAAGAGGAAAGGGAACCGGAGGAAGTAGATTTAGCATTCGATTTCATACATAAAAGACCGCATAGAAAGAAGCGTTTAGCATAAAAAGGCAAAGAGGAATTAACACTCTTTACCGTTTTGTTTCTTTTTTAGGCGATCACAGATCAGTTTCATTATACTCATAGCTATTGTTACAGATCCAATTATTATTGTGATTTGGAGAATAAAAATTAATCCAAAGTTTATATTCACATTGTCAAATAAGTCACGGGAAAAGGAAAGAAGCCTATAAACACAAAAAAATAGTATGAGAAAGGATATGCATATTACAGCAAGTGATGCATTGGAATAACTTTTTGCTTGGTCAAAGAAGTAAATCATTAAAAAGACAAAAAACAACAGAGAGTTAATTTCATGCAATAGTGAGCCAGTGTCTGAAAATGATTGTATTAAAAAACAGATGATAAAGCCTGCGATTCCTATTTTTCTATTCAAGATGTCACCTCATCTAAATATTACTTGTGAAAATTTTACCAATGAAAATAGGTTTCTTCAATGTGATACGCTTTAAAATTAACTTAAAATCGTGATTTTAAACAGAATTGGAGGACTTGATACATGGGTTTATATGTAACACACGGAGCATTCGATGGGACGTACTCGTCATTCAATAATCTTAGAAGATTTTTATTAAAATCAATTGGAGGTAGTTGGCCACCACATGATAACCAAAAATTTAAGGATGGCTATTGGTACTTTGGCAAAGGCTATTCAACAATAACCCATAAGGGGCTAACAGAGTTTTTCGGTCATTCAGATTGTGATGGTGTAATTACACCTGAAATGTGTAAAGTTGTTGCAGAGGAATTAGAAGCCATCTTACCCTATGCAGAAGAGTTGGCAAATGTGGAAATGCCTCATGATTGTATGTTACCTAATAGATACATAGAAACTTTAAAACAGTTTATCAATGGGTGTAGATTGGCATTTGAGTTGAATGAGCCATTAGAGTTTAGATAAAAGATAGTTTTTAATGAAATCAAATTAATTGGAGGAATTTTATTGGAAAATAACTTAACTGTAATTGAACAAGATGGACAACTTTTTGTGGATAGCCGAGAAGTGGCGGACATGATAGGAAAGAAACATTTTCATTTAACAAGAGATATTGAAGGTTACGTTCAAGTATTATCAACCAATCCAAATCTGGATTCGATGAATTTCTTCATTCAATCTACCTATATGGATGGAAAGGGATAAGACCCCATCTAAGTTTACCCAGCCGGTTGCTTGATCCGTCGTTGATAATTGTCAGGATGTTTTGTGAAGGAGCGACATTATAGCTTGGGTGATATTCATCTTCGGGCAAGAATTGATCTATGTTGAATTGCTCAATGATGTCATCAAACTCAGAAAATAAAGTGAACCTGCCACACATGTTCATCATCCTTTAGGGTTTTTGAATATTGTACAGGCTTAATACACGAAAATCAAAAAGGAGGAATGTGATGCAGAAGCAAACAGTTGAGGTTAAAGAAGTTGATGTGTTGATCAGGGGAATATGGAGAAAGAAAAAGTTCACTGATATTCAAAAGGGGCAAACCTTTAAGATTGAGGAGAACGGAAGAACAAAGAAGTACATAGCAAGGACAGATCCTTATTGGGATGACATGTATGAGACTTACATAATTGATTTGTTGAATAAAAATAAAATTAGAAGAACTAGATAAAAATAAGATTAAAAAGGGGAATTTTGATGAGTTATCAATTTGAAAAGAATAAACTGTACACATATTTAGGTGAAGAGTTAGTTGAAGCACTTAAAAGGAATGAAGCTATTATTGCAGGTGGGGCAATTACAAGTCTATTTAATAATAAAGAGATAAATGATGTGGATATCTATTTTAGAAGTGATAAAAAAGCATGTTCATTCTTAGAAGAGTGTTGGAATAGCAATGTCTATGTAACGTCACACACTAAAAAAGCCACGCTATTTATCAAAAAAAGACTAAAGCTACAAATGATCCACTTTAAATTTTTCTCTGATGCTGAGTCAATTTTCAATACATTTGATTTTACAGTCTGCATGGGAGCTTTTGATTTTAAGACCGAGGCGTTTACTCTGCATGAAGATTTTTTGAAACATAACTCGCAGAGAATTTTAAAGTTTAATAGCCAAACTGCTTTTCCAATTGTCTCATTGTTAAGAGTGCAAAAATACACGGATAAAGAATATACAATTTCTAAGCCAGAATTCATTCGTATTGTGCTAACATGCATGGACTTAACCATTAATACATATGAAGAATTGAAAGATCAAATGGGAGGTATGTATGGGATAAACTATGACAAATTGTTCGAAGACGAAAAAGATGAAGACTTTAATCTACGAGAAGCTGTAGACAAAATTGCTGACATGGTTTCTATTTAGCCCCCTAATGAATTTGGACACCTACTAAGAGTGGTTTTATACTTAAGGTTGCCAAATAAGGGGGCTTTTGTGATGCAAAGACGAAAACATTCTGCTGAATTTAAACAACAGGTGGTACAAGAAGCAATTGAAACAGGCAATAAAGCTTTGGTGGCGAGACGTCACGAGCTCAGTCCAAATCTCGTAAGCAAATGGGTAAAAGCTTTTCAGGAAAAAGGCAATCTAGATCATTCCGGCATTCAAGATATTGTTTCTCCCTCAGGGATCAAACAGTTGGAGGAGGAGAATGACCAGCTTAAAAAGCTGTTAGGCGAAAAAGATTTAGAAATTTCCATTCTCCGTGACGTACTAAAAAAGAAGAACCCTCACTTACTGAAACGCTTGAAATAGCGAATGAGTGGATTGCGAAAGGTTATGCCGTCCGTAAAGTCCTGAAGATTTTAGAGATTTCTCCTTCTACGTACTATTATCAATACAAGAAAGAAGAAAAGTCAGTAAGTGAGGGCAGACCCATTCCGGGCTATTCACTCACTAAGAACGGCAAAAAAATACCGGATGAACAAATACAGGAATGGCTGATGGAACTCATCTCAGGTGAAGCCGGTGTCTATGGCTATCGAAAGTTGTGCCTCCGCCTTCGAAGCGAGTATGCGCTACAGATTAACAAAAAGAAAGTGTACCGATTATGTAAGGAACTCGATATCCTACAGCCACAGCGAGAAGTGAAGTTCCACTATCCAAGAAAATTAGCGAGGAACCGGATCATCACTGAATCGAATCAGCTGTGGGAAGCAGATATTAAATACGGCTACATCGAAGGTGAAGAGCGTTTCTTCTTTATTCTATCGCTCATTGATGTATATGACCGTTCCATCATTGATTATCATATTGGTTTACATTGTACCGGACACGACGCTGGCCAACTCGTGCAGCGTGCCTTGTTTAAGCGTCAGCAATTTGAAAGAGAAACAAAGCCAGTCATTCGAACGGATAATGGTCCACAATTTATTTCTCTAGCGTTTCAGAAAGCATGTGAAACGTTCCACATCGAACATGAACGCATTCCGCCGAGAACACCGAATATGAATGCCCATATCGAGTCGTTTCACCGATTACTAGAGTATGAATGTTTGAGGCGGTTCGCTTTTCATTCCTACGCAGATGCGTATCATGAGGTGGCTGAATACATGGATTTCTACAATAATCGAAGAATCCATTCGAGTATTTTAGATTTAGCACCAAATGAATTTTATCAACGAAACCAAACAGAAGAGCTAACGATTAAAGAAGTGAGAGTATGAGGCAGGATGATTTTCTTGCCTCACCTAAAATAAAGAGCAATTCTATGAAATAATGAGCTAAGAGTAGTATGTGTCCAAAATTAGGGGGTTAACCCGGTTCCTGATAAGTTTATTGAACTTGCAAGGGAAGACAAGGATTATTACATGTTCTATCCGCATTCAGTATACAAGGAATATGGACAGTATCTAGATGAGCTAGACATTAATGAAATGTATGATGAGCTTGTTGAAAATCCAAGAGTTAGAAAAGCAAAGGGAAATGCTCGAAAGTTGTTGGAGCAATTGGCTATTCTAAGAAGCGAATCTGGCTATCCGTATATTATGTTCGCTGACAATGTAAATAAAGTGCATCCAAATGAACATATTTCAAAAGTGAAGTTTTCAAATTTGTGTTAACTGCAGCACCTTCGGTCAGCAATGATCGTAGCAAACCCGTCTAAACGGTGAAACTCTATTCAATAGACAATACCGTGCTAAACCGCATCTTGCGGAAATGCCGAACGACTATCGAAACCACGCATAAGCGTAAGGGAGTAGAGTACATCGCAAGCATATGGCGATGGAAACGGCGGGCGACCTTAAAGGTCGATGATATAGTCTATTCTTACGAGTGATCGTAAGCAGTTCATAAGAGAACGGACGAGAGTGTTGCGCCTTTCGTTGAATAATAAAGTCAGAGGTTCTTCAAGCATCACAGGTGTCAGTTTATACGGATTACGATAAAGAGGATGAAATAGGCTTTGATATCTCTTGCAATCTTGGCTCAATGAACATTGTAAATGTAATGAGTAATCAATCAATTGCTTCAACAGTCAGAATAGCTATTGACTCACTGACAACAGTCACAAGGAAAACAAACATTGTAAATGCTCCAGCTGTTGCGAGAGCAAATACACTAATGAGATCAATTGGTCTAGGGCAGATGAATCTCCATGGATTTCTAGCTCAAAATAATATTGCTTATGAAAGTGAAGAAGCTAAGGATTTTGTTAATACATACTTTATGATGGTTAACTTCTACTCCCTGCAGCGTTCAATGGAAATTGCACGAGAAACAGGGGAGACATACTACAAGTTTGATGGTTCGACTTATAAATCAGGCGAGTATTTCGAAAAGTACATAACAAATGATTATAGCCCTCAGTATGAAAAGGTTAAAAAACTATTTGGAGATCAGCATATTCCGAATATTGAAGATTGGATGAAGCTTAAAGAAGATGTGATGAAATATGGACTGTATCACTCGTATAGGCAGGCTATTGCACCTACGGGAAGTATCTCATATGTTCAATCATCTACAGCAGGTGTAATGCCAATTATGGAGCGAATTGAAGAACGTACATACGGAAACAGTAAGACATATTATCCAATGCCAGGTTTATCAGCTCAGAATTGGTTCTTCTACAAAGAAGCATATGACATGGATATGTTTAAAGTTGTTGATCTTATTGCCACTATTCAGCAGCACGTCGACCAAGGGATTTCATTTACGTTGTTCTTAAAGGATACGATGACGACGAGAGACCTAAATAGAATAGACCTCTACGCACATCATCGTGGAATTAAAACTTTATATTATGCCAGAACTAAAGATACGACCCAAGAGGGATGCTTGTCTTGTGTAGTTTAATAGGTACGTTTACGTTTTGGTTCAAAATTAACAGGATCTCCCGGACGTCGTTTGCACTTAATTTTGTTAAATTTTCTCATAAGAGCGTTACAAAGTAAGCCAAATATAAGCTTCAAAATATATTCGATTAAAACATGATAAAAGCCTATCATACAACCATCCAGTTGAAATGACTGTACTCTCTAACAAAGATGCTCTCTAACAAAGATATAAGGTCATTTAAAAAATTCACTGTCTTTCATTCCTTTCGAATGTTTGACAGTAATATAGGAGTCTGTCAATTCAGCTTTTAAATTCACTGCATTTTTTCAGAAAAAATATTTCAATTGAAAGGACATGATTAATTGACAAAAATTTATGACGCAGCAAACTGGTCAAAGCATGAAGACGATTTTACCCAAATGTTCTATAACCAAAACGTGAAACAGTTCTGGCTTCCGGAAGAGATTGCTTTAAACGGCGATCTCCTCACATGGAAGTACCTCGGAAAAAATGAGCAGGACACTTATATGAAGGTACTGGCAGGACTTACGCTTCTTGACACAGAGCAGGGGAATACGGGGATGCCTATAATTGCTGAACATGTAGATGGACATCAAAGAAAGGCAGTTTTAAATTTCATGGCCATGATGGAAAATGCTGTTCATGCAAAGTCTTACAGCAACATCTTTCTAACATTGGCTCCAACCGAGCAGATCAATGAAGTCTTTGAATGGGTGAAAAACAATAGGTTTCTTCAAAAGAAAGCTAGAACAATTGTTTCAGTCTATAAATCAATCAAGAAAAACGATGACATTTCATTATTCAAAGGAATGGTTGCTTCTGTGTTTCTGGAGAGTTTTCTTTTTTACTCAGGATTTTATTACCCACTTTATTTTTATGGACAAGGAAAGTTAATGCAAAGTGGAGAGATCATTAACCTGATTATTTAATAGTCCCTTTTGTCGGCAACGGCAAATGTGAACCTCTCTAATTGCTGGAAAATCCTTATTAGGACAATCAGCAGCGAAGCTATGCGAACCCAAAGGAGGTGAAAATGATAAGGAAAGAAGTCGAAGAAGCACCTTGGTGGATAACGGAAACGGGAGTTATCATATCAAAAAAATTAAAGAAACCGAGAAAGACATTTATTACTCCACATGGCTATGAAATGATAGGATACACGCATCCGAAAAAAGGAACACAGAACTATTTAGTACATAGGTTAGTCGCAAAATATTTTATTCATGATATACCAAAAGGAATGTTTGTAAACCACATAGATGGAAATAAACTAAACAACCACATTCGGAACTTAGAAATAGTTACACCTAAAGAAAATACTCTACATGCAATGAAAATTGGATTAATGTCAGGACAACCTGGAGAAAGTAATTCAATGTCAAAGCTCACTAATATGGAGGCAACAAATTTAATCTATGATTTGATTGCTGGAATGAACACTGTTGAAGCTGGTGAAAAATACAGCCTTCATCCTCGTTACGTTAGTCTAATTCGCCATAAAAGAAGATGGAAGACTTTATGGGATCGCATAGAACGTTCAACGACTATCGCATAGGCGGCGAAATTCCGCAAAACGAGTAGGGCGCAAGCTATTGGCGTGGGTGAGAACCCCTTAAATCGAAACGGGAGGCATCCTACAGGGATGATGATATAGTCTGCTCCTTACGGTAACGTAAGGCGGTTGCGACAGGGCAACGAACCGATAGTAGCGAACTCGGTTGAACTAAGGGTATTAGAGACGAAGCGATACATGGAACATACATCGGATTGCTAGCTCAGGAGATTTATAAGAAGCAAACACCACAGAAGCAAAAGGAATTATACGAATGGGCTTTAAACTTACTGCAGGAGCTTTACGAAAATGAATTGGAGTATACAGAAGATGTCTATGATCAGGTTGGCTTAGCTCCAGATGTGAAGAAATTCATCAGATACAATGCTAATAAAGCTTTAAACAACCTGGGATTCGATCATCTGTTTGAGGAAGAAGACGTTAACCCAATTGTTATTAATGGATTGAGCACTAAGACCAAATCCCATGACTTCTTTTCAACTAAAGGGAATGGGTACAAAAAAGCAACGGTTGAACCATTAAAGGATTCTGATTTTATTTTTACCGAGAAAGGATGTATTCAATGAGATTGATTAAATTAGAGCAGCCTAATTGCAATCCATGTAAAATGGTGTCCAATTACTTAGAACAAGTAAATATTCAATTTGAGACTGTTGATGTTACACAGGAACCAGAAGTAGCAGCAAGATTTGGTGTCATGGGAGTACCGGTAACCATTCTGCTGAGTGATCAGGGAGAAGAAGTAAACCGAAGTGTTGGTTTTAAGCCTAATGAACTTGATGAGTTACTAAAGGAATTACGATAAAAGGGTAATTTTAATCAAACTTAAATTAAAAGGAGCTAATACATTATGCAAATTAAAATCAAATATTTAGATAATACACAAACAAGAATCAGCAAAATTGAGCAAGGAGATTGGATTGATCTTCGTGCAGCTGAAGATGTAACAATCAAAAAAGATGAATTTAAACTTGTTCCATTAGGTGTAGCAATGGAGTTGCCTGAAGGTTACGAAGCACATGTCGTTCCTCGGTCGAGCACATATAAGAACTTTGGCGTTATTCAAACAAATTCAATGGGTGTTATCGATGAGTCATACAAGGGAGACAACGATTTTTGGTTCTTTCCTGCTTATGCATTGCGTGATACTGAAATTAAGAAGGATGATCGTATCTGCCAGTTCAGAATCATGAAAAAGATGCCGGCGGTTGAATTGGTTGAAGTAGACTATCTAGGCAACGATGACCGAGGTGGGCACGGTTCAACTGGAACGAAGTAATTTACCATGTAGACAGTCTCTTTTTGGACTGAAACTTTTATAAAGCATTAACGTAGTACTTTATAAAGGGAATAAGGAGGTTTCTTCATGGGGTTAAATTTCTTTAATGCAGAGTTAAAGTGCTCAAACTGCGGTAAAGTACTAAATTCAGGTGATGAAATAGTGGTACATATTACCCTGCCAAGTCAAAAGAAAATGCCTGTTGGTATCTTAGACAAAGTATTAAGTAAACACTCTGATAAGGTTTATTGTAAGAAGTGTAGTGAGTAAGTTTTCAATGTTATGAGGATGCTCCTAGAGGTTTCCTCATAACAAATATCAATTTAAATTAGAAAATAAAGATTACTTTTATCTAAAATCAATAAGGAGGAAAGAGATCATCAACAACAAAGAAAGAGCTTTACAAGCAAAATATCGGGTTAACCCCCTAATTTTGGACACATACTACTCTTAGCTCATTATTTCATAGAATTGCTCTTTATTTTAGGTGAGGCAAGAAAATCATCCTGCCTCATACTCTCACTTCTTTAATCGTTAGCTCTTCTGTTTGGTTTCGTTGATAAAATTCATTTGGTGCTAAATCTAAAATACTCGAATGGATTCTTCGATTATTGTAGAAATCCATGTATTCAGCCACCTCATGATACGCATCTGCGTAGGAATGAAAAGCGAACCGCCTCAAACATTCATACTCTAGTAATCGGTGAAACGACTCGATATGGGCATTCATATTCGGTGTTCTCGGCGGAATGCGTTCATGTTCGATGTGGAACGTTTCACATGCTTTCTGAAACGCTAGAGAAATAAATTGTGGACCATTATCCGTTCGAATGACTGGCTTTGTTTCTCTTTCAAATTGCTGACGCTTAAACAAGGCACGCTGCACGAGTTGGCCAGCGTCGTGTCCGGTACAATGTAAACCAATATGATAATCAATGATGGAACGGTCATATACATCAATGAGCGATAGAATAAAGAAGAAACGCTCTTCACCTTCGATGTAGCCGTATTTAATATCTGCTTCCCACAGCTGATTCGATTCAGTGATGATCCGGTTCCTCGCTAATTTTCTTGGATAGTGGAACTTCACTTCTCGCTGTGGCTGTAGGATATCGAGTTCCTTACATAATCGGTACACTTTCTTTTTGTTAATCTGTAGCGCATACTCGCTTCGAAGGCGGAGGCACAACTTTCGATAGCCATAGACACCGGCTTCACCTGAGATGAGTTCCATCAGCCATTCCTGTATTTGTTCATCCGGTATTTTTTTGCCGTTCTTAGTGAGTGAATAGCCCGGAATGGGTCTGCCCTCACTTACTGACTTTTCTTCTTTCTTGTATTGATAATAGTACGTAGAAGGAGAAATCTCTAAAATCTTCAGGACTTTACGGACGGCATAACCTTTCGCAATCCACTCATTCGCTATTTCAAGCGTTTCAGTAAGTGAGGGTTCTTCTTTTTTAGTACGTCACGGAGAATGGAAATTTCTAAATCTTTTTCGCCTAACAGCTTTTTAAGCTGGTCATTCTCCTCCTCCAACTGTTTGATCCCTGAGGGAGAAACAATATCTTGAATGCCGGAATGATCTAGATTGCCTTTTTCCTGAAAAGCTTTTACCCATTTGCTTACGAGATTTGGACTGAGCTCGTGACGTCTCGCCACCAAAGCTTTATTGCCTGTTTCAATTGCTTCTTGTACCACCTGTTGTTTAAATTCAGCAGAATGTTTTCGTCTTTGCATCACAAAAGCCCCCTTATTTGGCAACCTTAAGTATAAAACCACTCTTAGTAGGTGTCCAAATTCATTAGGGGGCTAAATAGAATATGACGACATGCTTTATAGGAATGGTCTTTGCTTTGGGTTTCTTCAATTGCAAGGACTTGAAGATGAATTTATTGACCATATGAGACAAGTTGCTGAGTACGAGAAAGACCTGAGATACAAAAAGGCAGCGACTAACTTCCTTAAGATACATGACCAAAATAAACTGGGTGGGTGATTAATTGTTAAAGGATAAAAATAAAATATTAAAGAGTATTGAAAAGATCAACAAACTTGAAGAAGGGTTGTCACTATTTGAAGAAGGTGACGAAGAATATTTAAGTGTATTAGTGAAAATTCAGGGGCTATATGATGAAATCTCAGATACTGCTTTAGAGTGTTTTAAAGAGATGACTGCAAAAATCAGGAAAACTGGTCAGAAACGGATTGTAAAAGGGATCGATCAGTTACCACATACAATCAGAAATAATATTTCTGATCAAATGAACGAAATTAAAAGGGAGATGTTCTAATGAAAGCAAATATTAATGGTATTGAATTTGAGGGTACGCCCGAAGAAATAAATGAATTGATTAATTTACATGGATATAAGAATATGCTGCAAGATGATTTATTAATGAGGAACTCTGACCAGCATAGCCGAGTGAATAGATCAAGACCGACTAATTTATTTAAAGTAGGGGATTATGATTTCCATGACTCGCCTAAATGCTTAATTATCACTTGATTAGAGTAGTAATAAATCAAACACAAATATAAAATTAGGAGATGTTTATTATAACATATGTAACTTTATTTCTAGCAGCTTATCTAATTGCATTAAACATTAATGAGGTCAGATTGATTGTTCGAGGAGAAAGTGATACATATAGAAAAGTAAAGAGTGTGCTCGATAATTCAACTATTGAAAACGTGAAACGAAATAAGAATTTGATTTACCTGTTTACTTTGCTCAAGGGAATATCTTTCATTGTCCCTCTGGCTTATATTGGATTAGTTATGCACGATAATATCCTAATGCTTGCGTGGACAGCAGTTTCACTTATTTATGTTGTCCTTAGAATGTTCAAAGTTTTAGATGCATTAGAAGGTGAAAAAACTAAGCAAAATACATATATTTACTGGCTGTTTGTTTGTGGGAATTTTCTTTTTGTTGTATTTTATTTGGCAGGTGTATTCTTATAAAATATTTAATTAATGCTTTGTTTTTTCATATATATTCAAAAAAAGGACTGAGAAACATGACTCAATTCGATACACAATACAATTCAATTATAAAGGATATTATCAATAATGGAATCTCAGACGAAGAGTTTGATGTAAGAACCAAGTGGGACTCAGATGGAACACCGGCACATACTCTAAGTGTAATGAGTAAGCAAATGAGGTTTGACAACTCAGAGGTTCCGATTTTAACGACAAAAAAGGTTGCCTGGAAAACAGCCATTAAAGAGTTGCTCTGGATTTGGCAGCTGAAATCTAATGATGTTTATGATTTAAACAAGATGGGCGTACATATTTGGGATCAGTGGAAACAAGAAGACGGAACCATCGGACATGCATATGGATTTCAGCTGGGGAAGAAAAACAGAAGTCTAAATGGAGAAAAAGTGGATCAGGTTGATTATCTTCTTCATCAATTGCAGAACAACCCGTCTTCACGCAGACACATTACAATGCTGTGGAATCCTGATGAATTAGACGCAATGGCCTTAACGCCATGTGTATACGAAACTCAATGGTATGTTAAGCAAGGTAAGCTCCACCTTGAGGTAAGAGCACGGAGCAATGACATGGCGTTGGGGAATCCATTCAATGTATTCCAGTACAATGTGTTGCAGCGCATGATTGCTCAAGTGACTGGTTATGAGCTTGGTGAATATATCTTTAACATTGGGGATTGCCATGTGTACACACGTCATATAGACAATTTGAAAATTCAAATGGAAAGAGAACAGTTTGAAGCACCTGAACTATGGATCAATCCTGAAGTGAAAGATTTTTATAACTTTACCATTGATGATTTCAAGTTAATCAACTATAAACATGGGGACAAGCTTTTATTTGAGGTAGCGGTTTAATGCTGCCTCTTTATTGTGCATTAAAAGTGAAACCTATAGGGTAAGATGAATTATGAAATTGGTGAAATATTGCCTCCGGCTTGCTTGCGGAACAAAAGGCTAATAAAGCAAAACCAATAAATAAAGAATAAAAATAAAATAACTATAGACATACATAATGAACAGGTGATAAGATAGAGACAAGTTAATCAGCTTGTTCTTTTATATATTTAGAATAAAAATAAAATTACTATAAAACTAATATTTTATTCAAACTTTAAGGAGGTGATTTATTGGAGACGGGAAATAAAACACATGCATATGAAAAGATAGCAGCCTTGAAGAAAAAGAAATACAAATTTGAAACAATGCAACTTGAAACACAGAGGAAATTGTTAAGACTTGAAACACAGCAAAACAAAGAGAAACTAGAAATTCTATTCGAACTTGGTGAAATCCTAAACCAGATAGTAAATGAAGAATGGGTAAGCTCAACTATTGCGACTAAAATTATTAACAGGAATAGAAAAGCATATCGGGATCTATTTTTGTTTAGGGAAAATAAAGCATACATAAATAAGGAAAAATTCAAAGAGTTAAATGATCAATTTATTCATCTGACGCAAAAATTAAATGATATCTAAGGAGTTGGCGAATTGGAAAATAAATTGCTGATTAATAATGCGAATACGGTATTTGAAAAGAAGGACGATAAATATTTCGGTTATAAATCTCGTTTTGGAGATATCGTTATTGGCGGATCATATTCTTATAGATTCGTAGTTCACTACGCAAAAACGAATCAAGACGTTGTTATTATACCTGACGATGTGAATAAGGTAACGACTCCGGTCTGTACGACGGTAGAGGAAAGTTTATGGAAGTCAGGAGCTCAAGCAAAAGCCTGCCGTGATGAAATTGTTGAGCCAGGCGAACCAAACGTTTTGTAATTTCTCCACCTACTGATCCGTTTGCTCGGCTAGTTGTCTCAGGCCCTAAGTTCACACCGAACTCAGAAGCAATTTCGTACTTCATTTGTTCAAGTGCACCTGCAGCTTGAGGTACGAGTAATTCATTGCTGTTGTTTGATCTGTTTTGTTGAGCCATTTGATCATCTCCTAAAGTAGTATGTAAAACAAGTTTGTTCAATTGTATTGTGTGGAGATGTTTTGAGATTATACACATTAATTTGAATAGAGGTGATTTAAATGACTATTGGTCGTGGCTGATGAATTAGCATGGACTGAATCATGGGAAAGAAAGGGGAGTGAAAGATGATAACAAAAACTTGGGAATCTTATGTGTTAAGTGAGGAAAATATTGAAGAAGTAAACGTTAAGATTAATGAATTTTGTAAGAATGGATTTAGCCATACTCATGATTGGTTGGAGTATAGTGGTATGCCAAGTAAAAGGTTTGATCAATTGACATTTGAAAAAGATTTTCCTAGTTACAAATACAATAGTGAAGCTAAATGGGTAAAAGGAAAATTTAAAGATGAATCCGTTATTTGGTTAAACTCAACTCAAAATAAAAGGATATTCCATTCAATCGGTATTGGCACTGAAATAATGTTTACTGATACAGCTATATATTACATTGAGCAATCAATGGATTGTAAATATGTAGGGAAAATTTATTGATGAAATTCTAATTTTATTAAGAAGGGAATTGAAGATATGGAGCTGAAATACGCAAGCGGAAAACACTTAGAAAGAGGATGGACTTTATCATATGACTTGTTGGTATCAATTCAAAAGAAAATGGAAGAAAAATTTTCAGTAGATGAAATTCCTTCCTTAGAGCAAATTGAAGGAACATTAATAACGTTTAATATGTTATCTGCAAAAAAAATAAAATGTTGATTCTATATAGAGAGGATGATTAAGTGCATTTGGATAAATGGTGGGGTGTTACTCTAAATGGAGACGAGAGAGCTGTTAAAGCTCTAAGTGAGTTAATGAACATCAACAAAGCACTGTTTGAGAATCTGTACAAAGTACACGCAAACACAATTGAAGAACATGTAAACAAATTATATGAACAGGTTCCTGAGTATGAGAAGAAGTTCTTGAAATTTGTCAATTCGCAGTTACCTAATTTGAAGAGGTGCTTACAGTTCGAACTGCCTTATAATTCTCAACTAATATCCAGTATAGAATATGAAATTTACATATCCAGTGCCGAAACTGATTGCGAATATCCATATGATGCCAGGGATTGCATTATTACTTTCTTTCAACGGATACCAGAAATAATTGGTTCATACAAGGAGGGGTTCAGTGGAGAATAAATTAACTTGGTTTGATTTAAATTATAGAACTGACACAGAGTCTAAAATCAGCTGTTGTTTACTGCGACTGTTTGACCTTATACAAGAGAGCTTGCACATATACTTCAATATAGAGAATTCTAAAGATATTTATGATTGTTTGATCCAGGCTGAAAGACAAAACAAGGACAATCTTTTTGTTGAATGGTTTTTAAATAAAGGAATTCCTAAATTAAGGAGTATTGACTTAAACAACTTGCCAAAAGATGACCGTTTTCTTGCAATGTTGGAACTTGATGAGTATATCTTAAAAAGCGAAATGGACTTTGCAGATCCAGAAGAAGTTCGGGGTTGTATTATTTCGTTTGTGAATAGTCTTCAACAATACATTGGCCTATGTAAGGAGGATTTAAATGAAAAATTCAGAGTTTAATATAACAAGTTTCTTAGAGGACTATAAACGAGGAGACGAGATGCGAAGAGATTTTATCATTCATGAAGGCTATACTGCTATCGAAGAGATCATTAAAGAAGTTAATCAAAGGGGTTCACTAAATGAGGCTGATATTTATTATGGGACACCTAAGCCTCAACTAAGTTTCTCGGACGTTGAATTAGGATACATGCTTACTTCAATGATGGAATATGCTACAAATCAAGTAGGAAATCCAGTTGATGAGGAATGTGAATTTGAAAATAAGTTGGCTTATTTTGAGTATAAGAATGAGATTGTTCAAATTGTTGAAGTGTATGGACAAGGTACTGACAGCTGGTTTTCTAAACCAAGTGACGATGCCATTGATAAATTGAATAACACAGCTTACGGAGTGTATTTGATCCAGTTCGATGATTTTATTAATTACACTAAAAATAAAGATAGCGAGAGTGAAAAGCTGTCCCCAAGTAGCACGATCTTAAATGACATTACCGGTGGTTACACAGTCGAAAGAGGTTCTAAGTAGATGATTGTTACAGCATGGGTTTTGTTGATTATGTTCGGTTTATTCGCTTTATCAGATTTGAACTTAACTGAAGATGAAACAAAGCATATCAAGTTCTTCATAATAATGAAATTTGTTTCTGTCTTTATAGCTGCAGGAGTAATTTGGGGAGGATTGTTTCAATGAAAAATGTAAAAACAATTGGATTACATATTGAAGGAGCGCTGTTTAACGAAGATGGCACTGAATTTACTTATGATGATTTCATAAAGCTAATTGAATCTAATGGGATTGAATTTTGCGGACAAACATGTGCCATCACAGACGAAGGTAAGCTCCTAGATGAAACAGGTAAAGAGATTGACAAGGATAAATGTAAAACATTTAAAGAAGAGCTAGATCACATGATAAAAATTAAGAATATTTTATTTTGAATTATAGATAAAATCGGTCTTTTATTTAGAATAAAAATAAAATTAGTGGAGGTATTATGTGTAATCGAAATGTTATTACAATTCCATATGAAGAGGATATGTCAAAGTATTCAATACTACACCAGGTAGGGGGGCGAATTGAGTATTTTCAAAAAGAGTATTCACAATATCCAATGTTCGCATTTGATAGTGAAGAGGATTACAACGAATATAAATGCTTAATAATGAAGCTTAAAAAGAATAAAAAAGTCTCTAGTTTCTCTTTTTAAAAGAGTAGGGTATTGCAAACAACAGTTTAATATGCAAAAAGAAATGAACTAAATATTGCACATATGGGAAAGAGGCGAGAAAAATTAACGAGGCTTATCATTCAATTCAAACACTGTATAACAAAATGGATAGACAAATGAAAACCGTAAAGGAGGCCATTGATGAAAAAGATTTGCAAAGAGCACATCGTAACTTAATTAACTTGGCTGACAATAATGAGGAATTAATGCAGGAAATAAGGTGGGTCAAAAAGGGAACCATATTATAAGTTATTTGGTTAATTGTCTGCGCTCTTTAAAGTTCCATACATAAAGCTCTTCTATAGAGCAACCTATGGCATCAGCAAATGTCATTGCTGTTCCAATATTCATATTTGATTTAAAACCACCTACATAATCATTAATACGTTGTTTTGATAATCCAGTACGTTCAACAAGATCTTCAATTGAAACGCTATATTCATGCATGAGCTCATTGAGTCTTGAATCAACTGGTTTCCATTGTTTTTTCACTATGCACACCTCTTTTAGCAACGATTTTAGCACATACATAATTTACCTTCAATATAGATTAGGAGAGTGATTGATTGGGAGCAAACAATCAAGGGAAAGTTTTTGAAGCGAACATTGAAAAATCAGCAGCAGATCAAAAGTTATTCTTCTACAGGATTAAGGATGTTAATCCAATGTTTTTGAAGAGGGGAGCAGCAGTATCAAAAAACAAATATGACTGTTTCCTGCATTTTAACGGATACTTGTTCCCCTTTGAGCTTAAGTCGACAAAGAACAAGTCCATTTCCTTCAGCGAGAAGATCATAAAAGGGCAGCAGATTAAACATTTAAAAGAGGCAGCACAGTACCCAAACATAATTCCTGGTTTTCTGTTTCAGTTTAGAGAGCCTGTGAACAAGGTTTATTTCGTACATATTGATGATTTCCTTACATATAAGAACATAGCTGAAAAACAGTTGGAACATACATATAAGAATAAAGTAAACAAGTCCAGTATCCCGATTGCGATTTGTGAAGAGATCGGTACAGAAGTGCGATTGATGAAAAAGAAAGTGAATTATACATATTATCTAAACAAGCTTTGCGGGGAATTAATTAAGAAAGAACAGTCAAGAGACAAACCATTACATACATATAATACTCCTGTGAAAACGGGGGTGTAACCTTGGAGCCTTACCAACGTTATGAGGAATTAAAGAAAAAAACAATAAAGGTAGTCCAGAAAGAAAATTACAGTATTCGATATATAACTCAGGATGAAGCAAGTAATGACTTAGATGAGTTTTATAAACAATTTGCTCAACATTTATTAGAAGCTGCTCTGGAAAGGAAGGCAGAGTAAGCTTCTTTTTTTCGTTAGATATGTAGTAAGTATCTTAATATACAGCTTTATCTGTACTGATATTAATGACATGCTGCACTCGGTGTGAAAGGGCAGCTTCCACCACATTTTGTCCGCCGATGAGATTGGTCTGGATCGCTTCAAATGGATGGTCCTCACATGTCGGAACCTGTTTCAGCGCAGCCGCGTGAAAGACGATATCGACGCCTTTCATCACCTGATTCACCCTTCTGTGATCGCGTACATCTCCGAGTACAAATAATAGCCGCTTATCCTCCGCATACTTTTGGCTCATGACATACTGTTTACTGTCGTCTTTGCTGAATACAATCACCTGTTTAGGTGTAAGCATCAAAAGGCGTTTGACAATTTGACTCCCGATTGAACCCGTTCCGCCAGTGACTAAAACTGTTTTGTTATGGAAAAATGGTTTTAGCTCTGCTGTTTGCTGTTTAGGCAT